ATGTTTAGCATTGAAAACTTTAACAATAAGGATCAAAAGCCATGGTGGAAATCTTTTGATTTCTACAAAGATAATTGGACTTTCTTGGTATTTATCCCAACAGCTGTTGGTGGATTGATCCAACTAATTCAATTGCTATCTATGGATCCATCATTTGTTAGATTTTTTGCAGTTGAGCAAGTTATTCCAGATGGGCTGTTGTTTGTATTTTTATCACTTTTTTGTATCGGATTGGCTTTGGGGTTAAAAAAAGCCTATATGCCACATGAAAAAATAAATATTGGATATAATTTTAAAAATATTGTTAAAAGTATTCAACGTCCAGTAGTTATTTCTTTTTGTTTAATCATAATTTTATCTTTTAAGAAATTTTATGAAAATGATATGAATGAATCCGTAATTTTCTATTTATTTTTAGTTTCGGTTAAAGTGGTTCTATTTTTTTTGATTTTAGAAATTATATTTATTCTTAGATATTTACATTTTTTTAGAGGTTTAACTCGTGAACAGGTGAAATTTGAATTAAAAAGATTTGATCAACATTATTACGAGTTCTTTAAAATTAAAGAGTTAAAAGGGGTGTTGTTTTATTCTTTTTTATCTTTTGGGTCATTATTTTATATTTTATTCACAATGGTTAATGTGTATAAAAGAGTAACAACTTTTGATAAGCTTGCAAATGAGAAGATTATAATTTCTATGGTGCAGAATAAATATAAGACAAAAGAGAATTTATCTATAAAATATTACAATGGGAAATATATTTTTATAAGATCAGTAAATAATAAATATGAAGAATTTATCGTTCTAAAAGGAGAGGCCTTAGTTGATATTCTAAAGGATGAAAAATAAAGGGGCTTAAGCCCCTATAAGATTACGAATATCTGTTAAACGCCATCTGGCTCCATTCTTTGTTAACACAGGCTTGAGATCTCCTTTTCCTGTACTTGCCCAAACGCGAAGTGTATTAGGCTTATAACCCAAGATTGTTGCAGCATCTATTGAGTTGACTAAGCTTGCGCCAGATTCAATTAATTGCTGCAATTTTTCTTCTGGTTTTAATTGGATTTTTTGCATCTTATTTTCTCCAAGTCGCTTCTTTTAACTTTGCGTTGGCTAGATGGGCCAGAATTTCAGACTCATTTACATTGTCGAAAATATGAGTCATGTTGCCCCCGAACACTGTGAGTGTTCGGGTAGTGGTGGAATAGTTGAATTTCACGATGCTTGGACCTCATCGTTGGCCGAATTTTCAAGCTGCAGGCGACGTGTATTAACGATGCGCATCATGTCTGACTGAATGACTGGATCTAGGCTGCCGACATCGATCTCAAGCGCATCCAAAGTTGTTAAATCAGGCGCGGTTTGGATCTTCACCATTAGTGATGGTTCAGCCTTAGGTTGTGGATTTTGGAATTCCTGCAGGCGACGACTGATAGCAAGTAACAAAGGCTGACGCTGTTCTTCTGTCCATGACTTTGTATAGCGGACGAGGGCATTAGCTTCTTCCGGTGTTTTAGTCGTAGGAAGTATTGCAAGTAATTCTTGCAATTGAGTATTCCACTCGGCTGTCTCTTTTTTTACCTGGTCAAAGTAGTGGATACCTTCATTCGATTTCATTACCTGAGCGACTGCAGCTGCAGTAACAGGTTGTGGTTGAGCCGGTTCCATTTGTTTGGCCAAAGTATCAGCCTTTAAATTTAACCGTGTAGCCAGTTCGGCATGTTCAACTTCCGATAGCTCGACGTTCATATTGATACGGATCCGGATTGATTTAAGGTCAGCATCACTTTGTGCATTTTCAATATCAGTTATGAATGCATCACATAAAACTGAAAGATCACATTCCAACTCGGCTGGATGCGGGGTATCAGCCGCTAATTGATCTTTAAAATCTTCAATATTCTCTGCTGCTAATGATTCCAGCTTTTCAGTTTTGGCGCTGGTGATAGCCCGCAGTTGCTCATCGCTGAAACCATGCTGGTCTAAACCGGAACAAACAGTTTCAACCTCCTCTGCATCAATGCAAGTTGCAATTGCATCAATGACTACATCCTTATGCGCTTCGATTTCTTTTTTAGTTGGGCGCTTATTTCTCGATTTTTTCCCAGTGCCAGGAACACCATTAACCGTTACTGCCAGATCCAATCCCAAAAAAGAGTGATAGGCTTTCATTTGCAGTTTTGCATTTTCCTCGTCACGCTGGACTACACCACAACGAATGAAATTCAGTACATCAGAGCTATTATCAAATCTAGTTTTATGAATCTCAGCGCATGGAAAGATGCAGACATAAATCTCTTGGCCACTTTCCAATTCGCCTAAAGTACATGGCTTAGTAAATTTAATACCGGCCATCTCCAACATTTCTAATTGAATGCAAAATTCATAATTAGGCAGACCAAAAACAGTTGCCGGCATTTGGTCCAGAGTGCTGAAATCTTTATCTGCATGAAGAACGCCATCACCAGCGTAACGGCACAGTACTGTTTTACCTTTTTGTAGGGCAGCGAAAGCCTGTTGGGCATTTAAAATATTATTCATAGCCGTATCCTAGTGATGCATTTGGTTGTTTTGTTGATTTTGAACTTGTGATGGCATTGGTAATTCCCAGCCTTGCTGGTCGGCACGTGCCTGGCATGCCTTTCTGATGCCGGCATAAAAATTAGTACCGTTAAATGTACTCAAGGCCTTTTCTAAGGTTGCGGGCTTATTCGCCTTGCTAATAGAGACTAATGCGTCTTGAAAGCGCTGACCCATAGATTTTTGAGCAGGCTGATTTTGTTGCTGAGTCGCCGTATTTTGGTTTTGCTGGTAATTACCACGTTGGTTGTTCTGGCCATTCGCGTTTTGTTGATTTTGGCCTCGGTTTTGCTGATTATTTTGACTCTGTGCACCAGTTTGCTCTTGATATGCATCAGTATCAGCGTCTTGTGTATCGTCAATCAGGAATAAGCCATTCAATGCGTATTTACGGGCATAAGAACTAGATGCGCCAAAAGTCTGGGCTACATCCATTCCTTTTTTATCGATCTCTACGCCGGCATGTGCGGTAGTCACGGTTTGTTTACCCTGAGCATCGGTAAAGACTGCTTTGGCTGTGATCACTACAACTGGCCCGATCTGTTGTACTTCATCACTTACCACAAGAGTAGCGCTGTATTTTTGCAATAAAGGCTTTACCCCTTCGAGAATGTCCTCAAGACTACGGTAGTGGAATTTACCAAATTTGTTGTATTTGCTCTTTGGTGCTTTTAACTCTTGCTGAATAGTGCGTAACACATCCAATTCAGCAGACTGATTTTGTTGTGACATGACAATCCCCTTAATTAGAACGTGCGTTGTGGTAGGCGGTGCGCTGGTTAGCGCTATAACGTGATGTTTGGCTGTTACGTGTGTTGCGTTCTTTTGAACGTTGTTTATTAACAGCACGCTTTAACTCACGCTTGACCCATGGGATTGAAAGCTCATCCGTGGTAATTTGACGAGGTTCAGCGTCTTTAGAGTCTTTTACTCGAACTGAATACCAGTCAAATGCCAGTTCCTGTGCACCGCCGAAAAAGTCCTTGTCGAAATCAGGCGTATAGTTCAATGACACTTTGGCCATAAAGATTTTTGAACCAAGGCGAACATGGTAGAAGCCTTGCTCATCTTTCAATAAATATTCGCGGAATGGGGTAGTAAACTTGGTAATGTTCATGATCACCCCCGAACCATTTTGTTTTTTTCAATGTGGGCAGTGATCACTGTGATCATGTTGCGGATGTCATCTGCATTGGTGAAGTCGTTATAACTTCCTCCAGTAGGGGTTAATACACGATCAACAGCCAGGTTATAGATAAATACAGCTTCATCATTGCTGCCGAGTTGACCGTTATCATCTGGTACTAACTTAAAATCAAAGCTTGTGTACACACGGAAGCCATCCAGATTTACAACGGCTTGGCCAGTGGTATCAGAGGTAATTTGAACTGCTAATACACCATAGATTGATTGGGTATTTGCATAGTTAAAGGCAGGGGCAATATCAACCGGTTTAGTAACAAGGGCATAAGCACCGGATAAGGTGCCGGCTGTGATTGCCGCCAGAGCACATCCTTTAAGCAAAGACTTGCCAGATATGTAGCTTCGGTTGTGATTTAAAACATTTTGTTCCATAATGGACCTCATGTAAGTGAAGAGCCCCGCTGATCCGCCAAGATTTGTTCGGGGCTTTTTGCTATTCGATAGAAATATGTTCGTATAATCGAACAATAATGTCAATGGTTAGCTTGATTATTTGTTCTTATTTTCGAACTTTATTTTTTGATTGCAAAATAAAACCCACCGCAAGGGTGGGCTTGTTTATAAGTTGTCTAATTTTATTTAGTAATTAAAACTAATTGAAATATAGCGTCAGATTAACACTATCATTAATATTTAAACTCTCTGTTATGACGCACTACCACGCCAATAATTGAAATCTCGATTTGTGTAGAGTTATATGTTGGAAAGTCTGTATTTAATGGCACCAATTCAATTACATCTACCCCAAATTCATTTACTCCAATCACTCTGTATTTTTTAAAGGTTGTTCTTGCGATACCATGTTGAACTTCCTGTGCAATAACTAATGAGCCAGGTTTAGGAACTAAAGAGGCATCAACAATCAGTTCATCTCCTGGCATAAACTCAGGCGCCATACTTAAGCCTTCTATTTTTAATGCAAAGACACATTCTGGCTTCTGACTTATATAGGTCGTCCAGCAATCACCAAGAGAGTTTATACCGTCATAACCTACATCATGAAATAGGCCAGCTTGAACAAAATCTAACAATGGAATTTTTCTCAAATTATTGTCACTAGGCCTCACATCAGAAGCATTTGAGTCCATAGGTGAACTTTCCTGCGTTCCAGTTAATAACCAAGTGCTGGTTGTTTTTAAACATTTAGATAATGGTTCTAAATACTTTGCGCTAGGGCTATTTCCATCATTGATCCATCCGGAAACAGTAGCTCTTCCAGCCCCAGTTTCTCTCATTAAATCTGCTTGTTTTAAACCAAGAGACTTCATCCTTTCATTAATGCGATCAGATACGGATTTCATAAGAAATAAACCTAGATATATATGTTCGGAATTATGAACAAAATAATTGACGGTTACTCGAACATATGGTTCAATTAATTGAACAAATTGATTCGAGTATTCGAATATGACTGTAAGTGATTTAATCTTGTTTTACCGAGTAAAAAATAAATCTCAATTAGCTAAAAAAATTTACAAAGGCAGGTCTACTTTGACCGATTGGGAAAAAAAGGGAATTCCCCCCAAGTCTCAAGCAGCCTTGGAAATCTTAACCAAAGGCCAGCTTAAAGCCGACCATAAAACTTTAAGTGCCTAGGAAATATCATGAGCAAAGTATTAATCAACATATCTGCAAGTGCCAGAAATGACGCTTCAAGAGTATTGCAGGCCCTTGCGACAAATAACCAAAGTGATTTGGCCGAACATTTAAGTGTCGATCCAAGCACATTGTCGAGAATGAAAACTGATAAGAAAAACAATGGATTAACTGAAATTGAATTGTTTTGCGAGCTATTGAGCTGTCTTGGCTTAAAAGTTGTCCCTAAAGACTATCAAAGCATTGATAAGGAAAGGGTAGCAGCTTTACTTGTGATGTCTAAAAGCTGGATGAATCGAATTGAATCGGTTGATGACCTATTTCATGACGAAATCAGCAATCAAAAAGAAAAACTTGGGTATTAAAAAACCGCTTTCCTGCGGGAACAGGTTAGCGGTTGGTGTTCATTATTTGAAGGAAACAAGAACATGTCAAATATATCAAACGAAGTATCAACCCACAACAGTGATTTTATTGTGGGGGATACGGTTGTAATTAAAACACCACTTGAGTTCATTAACAGAACTTTTGACTCAGATGAGATTTTTACAGTTCAGGATATTTGTGGACTCCATAGTAATGGAGTCACCATCTTGGTTAATGGCCGAAGAGTTACAGCTGAAGAATCTGAATTGCGCCATGCTTCAATTGCTGAGTTGAATGCCAGACGTAGATTAACTGCAATTGAGCAAGTGCTAGCGGAGGTTTCATGAATACAAAACTTCCAGATTACAAACAACTTCAAGCGATCCAATCATGGTATGAACCGGCATTGAAACTATTGAATGACCTGCTTGAGCGTAACAAAGCCAATCTCCGCAAGCGCGGCTACAACGAAGAGAATGCAGCAATTACTCGTGAAGAGTTTAGACAGCAACTTGCTCGCCGTGGACGCATCACTTTGTATTTGGCTGGCGAAATCGAAACGAGTTTGTTTATAGCCCAAAAGATTGAATACATGGGCGGATATTTAAGACCTAAGGTTGGTGATGTATGAGTTTAGATGCATCAATGTGGGCGTGGAAAACACGCCAGAAGCAGAAAAAGGGCGGTGCATTAAAACCACTCAAGAAACTGGTTTTACTCTCATTGGCAGATCGCGCTGGTGAGGATCATGTTTGCTACCCAAGTATTGCCCGCCTTGTTGAAGATACAGAGATGGATCGTAAAACCGTGCTCAAAATTATTGATGAGTTAATTGAGGATGGTTTGATTGTAGATACCGGTGAGCGGAAAGGGCGTACCAAACAGGTAAAAGTATACATTTTGATCGGTATTAAAGGTCGAGAAACAGTACCAGTAACGGTACTCTTTGATGGTGAAAGTGACGATTTAAACAGTACCAACAATGGAACAGTTCCAACAGTGGAACAGTTCCAACAATTCCATGAAAGAGTCCCAACAATTCCTTTAAAGAGTCCCAACGTTGGGACACGGAATCTACCAAAGAACCTCCCATTAGAATCTAAAAATAAAAAACATTGGCTTTGTTCAAAAAAATTGAGTTTGGAAATTGCTCAAGCAAATCCTGAGATTGATACAAACGAAATCATCTCATCAACTTGGTTCAACCGTGAGCTTAGAGCTTTTGAATTATTCAATGCGGAAAAGAGCATGTGTGATGAACTCATGATTTACCACTTTGCAAACTGGTTACTTGAAGCGAAAGCAAAACAGGACCGTTTGAAAAACTCATCTCAACCGAACCAGAAGCTACCAGCAAAATCCAAAGACACGCTGACTGACAAACAGAGACATTTCTTTGCAAGCAAGTTATCCCGTTTACCTGAGTTCGCTAAATATTCAAATGGAAACGAAAGCTATGAGCAACTGGCTAAGCGTTTGGAATCAATGCTCAAAGATCCTGCAAATCTCAAGAAGTGGGCTGAGTACCTGATCAACATCAGCAATGAACATAAGGGGGATGCAGCGTGAATCAGTCTCTGAAGCCATTGACAGTACGTTTGAGTGAGAAATTTAAAAATAAAGGTGGTTTAAATGAGTTGGCTCTTTTCGCAGGCGCTGGTGGCGGAATACTCGGATCGCATCTCATGGGATGTACAACAGTGTGCGCAGTTGAACGTGATGCCTACGCCGCACAAGTTTTGGCGCAACGACAAAATGATGGAATTCTCCCGGCTTTCCCTATTTGGTCTGACATTACAACTTTTGACGGAAGACCATGGCGAGGAATTATTGACGTTATTTCTGGCGGATTTCCATGCCAGGACATCTCATCTGCCGGAAAAGGCGCAGGGATTGATGGAGAACGTTCAGGACTTTGGTCAGAAATGGCACGAATTATCAGTGAAGTTCGACCTGGAGAAGTCTGGGTGGAAAACTCACCAATGCTTGTTTCCAGAGGACTTGCCCGAGTCATCAGTGACCTTGCCCAAATGGGGTATGACGCGCACTGGACACGTTTTTCAGCATCTAACTTTGGGGCGCCCCATATCCGCGACAGACTCTGGATTGTGGGCTACGCCTCAAGCAAGAGATTTTCGCAATGGTCAATCAAAGAGATGGGACAATCCGAATCGTTCAAGAAACTTAAACGATCAAATAGCAAAGTATCCAACACCCAAAGCTTCGGACGGGAACAAACGTGGAAATGTGAGCAATCATCCAAGGAATGGATTAGCGGGAGTAGTGGAGAATTTACCAACGCCAACAGCATCAATGAGCAAGGGATCGTCTCCAGCAACATTAACCAGAAAGGATGGCAAGAGCAGAGTCAACGATCGGCTGGATCATCATGTAATGAACTCACATGGTGGGAAGTTGAACCCAGATTGGGTCGAGTGGCTGATGGGGTGGCCCATCGGGTGGACAGACTTAAAGCCATTGGAAATAGACAAGTTCCAGTCGTGGCTAAAAGCGCATTCATATTTTTAGGTGGTGGCTTATGAACTCAATGAGCCTCGACCAATACCGCCGTGAAATCTTAAATCAAACAAAAAAATCTAAGCTTGTTAAGCGCAATAAATTCAACGCTCAAAAGTTAGAGTTTGACGGTATGACGTTTGATAGCAAAAAAGAGCACAGGCGGTATATCGAGCTCAAAGCGATGCAACAGCGGGGTGAAATACTCGGATTAGAACATCACACAAAATTTGAACTTGCACCAAAAACCAAGATAGTGGGAGAAAAACGGGCAAAGCCAGCATTACGTTATTTTGCTGATTTTACGTATTACATCATTACCGGTGATTTTATCGTTGAGGATGTCAAGTCAGCAGCAACCAGAAAGTTAGCGAGCTATCGCACCAAAAAACATCTCATGCATACAGTGCATGGGATAAGCATCACAGAAATATAGGTACACAGAAATGTTAATTGAAAAATTTGATTTTTTAGAATTATTACGACTTGCGATCGCTCAATCTAACGGTAAAGGGAAAATAACAAAGGATGTGGTTTTAGGTGAAATTGCATTGATGCCTGCTCAAGCTAAGAAATGGGCAGAGCTGCTTATTGAGCGAGTTGATTTTGAGCGAATTGCATTGGTGACTGAAACCAAAAAAATTTATGAGACTAATATCATTAACGGCAAAGAAGTCAAAAAGCGTATTGATGAGATACCTGGTAAGGTGGAATTTAAGAAAGGGGAGATTAACTCTGCAGATTTTTTCCGGGTGCGAAATGTTCTAGCTAGTAAGATCCACAAGGAAATGATCAAGAAGAATTTTAAACCCAATAATTGCCAGGGCGACTTAACAAATGTGGCCAAAGGGATTGCTGAGGTGGTATTGCGCGGCCGGTTATTTACTAAGGCAATGTGTAGCCCATGCCAAGGGTTAGGTAAGATTGAATTGTTTAATGACAAAGGTTTTCCAGACGGTTCCAAATTCTGTGAAAAATGCGGGGGATCGGGAAAACGTCCATATACACTGCATGAGAAAATTACGATCGCAAAATTGAATGTTACGAAGTCAGGATATTCAGAACGCTATGCGCCGTATGAGTTAATTGCTGAGGCAGCTATCGAAAATTGGGAATATTGTATTAGAGACAACCTAGCCAGATCGTTTCATTTTGAATCAAGTGAAATTTCACTTGCTTGACATAAACAGAACGGTTCAGTATAAGTATTTCTAAAATGGGCGTTTTATGAATTGGTCGCCCTGAAAGATTTCCAAGGCTCGCTTAATGCGGGCTTTTTTATACATAAAATTATCTTTTTAAATTGAGGTTGATTTTTTTTTGTGATAGCAATCATAGATATGTTTTATCTAGGAGAATTCTTATGGGCAATCAAAATCCAATCAATCAAACACACCTAATAATTGCAGCGATTTCGGCGAGCTTTGCTAAGGCATTAGATAAACATAATCCAGGAATCAAAGAAGAATTCTTGAAAGAACTTGGTGAGCGGTATCATGAAATCCGTGATTATTCCCATCCGCATACCGAAGCATTAGAAACGTTGTCTTGGACAAGGGACTTTTTAAATAAAGATTAATTTATGAGACCTTATTTTTTTATTTTAGGTAAAAGGAAATAACACACATGGAAAGACCACCCAAATTTTATCAAGTCGGCACATCTCACTATAATCTAGACCAAATTGTAAAAATCACCTCAAGCATTGAATTGAGTTCTGTTTTAGTTAATTTCTCTGATGGGACACAAGTTGAATTTACTTTTGATAGTGAAGATGAATATCATGATTTTATTCATATGATCAGAAGTATTAATTTTTAGGACCCTCACTCACTTCATAGCAATGCTCGTTACCTAGCCGAGCGTATTTCGGCACAAGAAGCCCCGCTGACATACATGTTATTAGCGGGGCTTTATTGTTTTTTGAAACAAATGAGGTAAAGAGATTACAAGTTGCTGGTTAAAAATTACACTTCTTAGTGTGCTTTTAGTCTATTTTGGATGAGTTGTTAAAATTTTAAAAATTATTCCAAAGGATAGAAAGATGCCTCAATACTTAAAAATTGCTGAAAATATTTATTCAAAAATTGAGGTGGAGGGCAAATTTTCAATTGACCCACAAGAACTACTAGATTCAATATTTAGAAAGCTTAGAAAAGAACTTATTGATACAGATCTAAAACTTCAGTGTCAGTTCATTGAGATTGAAGATGGTTTTAAAGACAGTATAGATCGGAAAATAAATTTAGATTTAAGCCTGATACCTCATCATAGGCATAAAGATGAATTTGTTCTTTGGCTGGCGAGTCTTATTGAAAATGTTACGGAAGGTGGTGTAAAAAGAAAACCTCGTCAGTTTTCTGATTTGCCTTCTGATATCAACTTCGAGATGGAGATTAGGAGATTACTTTCGAATTTTTCAAAGTCTAAAACGACAGATGATATCGCCGCCTACTTTAAAAGTCAGGAATACAGAGACCAAAATAAATAGAAATAACTCCTCTTTACCAGAAATAGTTAGAACTCTGAATTCTAAATATTTCTGGAAATAGCTGATTTTCAGCATACCGTCATAGCTGGCGGTTTTTTTAATGGACCTAAAAGTGCTTTTTAATAAACCTGAATGATCTTGTATCTTTAAAAAATATGCTTTATCTGTGTAATGAGACATAAGTTTAAATGGATGAAACTAATGATTAAATATATTCCCAATCAGGAGCAAGAGGAAGAAAGTTTTATTAATGCTAAATTTGAAGCGGCCCATGAGAGACGCAAAAGAATTCTGAAAGAAAGAAGAGGTGACTATCACTTTAAAGAGTCAAACACTTCTTTAAGGTTTAAAGTTGTAAGTCATGTTCGTAGTTGATAAAAACCAATTCTGATAGACATGTTTGTAGCAGGCCCTTTTAATTTATGTGATAAGCTGTGGATCATAAATTTAAGGATAAGTATGATGCACATCTGTATAGGTGGTGATTTAGACGGTGTAGTAGTGACTAACCGTGAAGGAACATACTTTGAAGCAAGCGAAATAGATTCTACTAAAAAGTCTACATACAATCGGCAAAGCTATATCATTGGTGAGAATACATATCGTTTTTGGCTTTGTGCTGAATTACCCTATGCAGTAACAACAAGGATTGCAAATAGTTACTTAGCACAAAAATACCCCTATCTTTCATAATTTCTCTCACAAAAAATATGGTTCATCAAAAGTTTAGCTTCTATGTGCATAGAAACATTGAAGAATGTTAATAGGTTTAGAATTATAGTTTGTATTAGTCTGCAGCTAAGCATACTATGGTTGATTAAACTGGAGCACATTGATGCTAAAAGATATTACAGTTGTTGATTATCAAGGTAGCGAAAGAAGTGCGCAGGCATGCTATCTAGAAGAAAATACAGAAGTTACACTTTCAAGAAAACGTATCCAAAGTGCAAAAATTGAATATATTTTGATTAAAGGTGAAATTATTTATCCTACCTTAGATTGGGTTTTTAATAGTTCCGATGGTAGTAGCTACTATATTAAATAAAAGATCCGCTTCGGCGGTTTTTTTATAAATTTGTTTTAAGCACTTGGTCATATAACTTTTTGTTTTAATTGAAAGGTATGTTATAAAAATATCAAATAATAACGGAGTGTTAGCATGGAGTGGTTGAAAGAGAAATTGGAGAGCTTAGGAGAAGTATTCGATCAATTTCCAAGTGTTTTAATTATTGTATTGTTTACTATTTGCATGGCAATTTTTTCACCTTTTGTGTATGTATCAATTTTAACCGGTATTGCTGATACGCAAATTCTGACAGCTTTCCCATTTAAAAGTTTAATTGAAGATAACATTGATATACTAAAGTATGGATTAGTCCTAGTCCCATTTGCAGTAATTTGCATAGGATTTTCCTTAGCGCATGAACGGTATTCTAGAATCCTTTCTAGATTCTATTAAAAGTATGAAAGTTTTATAAACCACCTTTGCGGTGGTTTTTTATTGGCTAAAATTTATGGATACATCCAAATATTTCCTACTTACAAGAAAACTGCCACAGAAAACCAAGCCAAAAAGCAGACCGCTACCGAAAGCAAAACAAGCCTATCTAAATACATTTGAAGATCTGGAACGTGCTTTACAGATATTAGAAATCAAGTACGAAAAGCTATTCCAGTTCAAATCAACAAAACACTGGCGTTATGACTTTCATCTTATTGAGCACCGGATATTGATTGAGATTTCTGGTGGTCCATGGTCGGGCGGACGTAAGGGTAAATTGGCAAATAAAGCTTGGAGCTTAGATAAATATGATCAGGCTTGGGATAAGGGGTATACCGTTGTCCGGATTGAATCATCTACTCGATACAAGATCGATGAATCAGGACCAACACAGATTGAAGCGAGCCATGCTGACCAGTGGCTTAATAGTTTATTAAGGCAGAAATTCAATGAACCAGATAAGACCTTTTCCACCCACAGAATTGATGGATAAAGCCGACGAGGAAGAAGCCATTCGTTTAGCACCTGCGCCGGATCTTATTCAGTGGGTAGTTGATAATTTCCTAACAATTGGTGGTCCACTACACAATCCAGATCATGACCATATTGCTGAGCTCATCCATGATAGTGACGAATTCTTGGCATTTGCCTGGGCATCCTCAGCATGTGTAGCTAAAAAGCGCATGGTGCTTGGTCAATGTGAAAAAGTGATGTTCAACCAGGGCGGATGGCGTAAAGCACGTCAAGAACAACAGATGCGGGATTGGTTCGGCTATGTGCCGGTATATCTCATTACTATTGATGCAAGTTTTTGCGAACAAGCTTCAGATCGGGACTTTTGTGCATTGATTGAACATGAGCTCTATCATATCGGAGTCGAGCGAGATCCTGAAGACGGCGAGCCAATCTATAGCGATATGACAGGCCTGCCGAAACACTACTTGGCTGGCCATGATGTAGAGGAATTTGTGGGTGTGGTCAAACGATGGGGCGCAAGCGAAGACGTGAAGCGACTTGTTGAAGTGGCGAAGCAAGCGCCGTTTGTAAATGATGTAAATATTTCTAAGTGCTGTGGGACATGCATTATTGGTTGAGCCTTAGGGCTCATTTTTTTTGCCTGTCTTGTTGTACGTAGTTGTACGGAGGTGCGTTTATGGCGGCACTAAAAGAGCCTGTAAAAATCTTTATAGTTCAGTCTCTTGCTTGCCGTGATACCCCTCAGGAAGTCGTGGAGAGCGTCAAACAAGAGTTTGATGTGGATATTACCCGAAGCCAATGCCAGGCGTACGATCCAACTAAATATTCAGGCCGCAATCTAAGTAAGAAGTATGTTGAGCTTTTTGAGGAGACAAGGGCGAAATTCGATGATGGCCTGATAGATATTCCGATTGCAAACAAGTATTACCGTTTGCGGCAGTATCAAAAATATCTGGATAAAACCCGAAACGTTAAAACTGGAATGAAGTTACTGGAGCAAGCTGCAAAGGACATTGGTGGGCAGTTTAGCAATCGCCAAGAGGGTGCGGCATCCAACGGCGGTGAAGCAGGCCAGACTAAAGCCGATGTTGAACTTGAGATTAAAAAGCTAGAACTGCAAAAGCTGCAGCGTGAAGTGAATCCGCCGGAGCATCGACCACCTGGTGAGGATTACAAACTTGTTTTGAATCCTGATGAGGAGATACCAGATGAGCCAATTCTTTAATCCTCCAGAAGGTTCAGTTCAATTAACCCCAAAACAGGCCAATATCTATTTATGGGGCTGGCAAAAAGAAGCGCGTTTCCGTGATGCTGTATGTGGCCGCCGTTTTGGTAAAACGTTCTTGGCCAAAGCTGAGATGCGCAGGGCAGCAAGACTGGCCGCTCAATGGAATGTTTCTGTTGAAGATGAGATCTGGTATGCAGCACCCACGTTCAAGCAAGCCAAGCGGGTATTCTGGAAACGGTTAAAACAGGCAATTCCTGCCTCATGGAGAGCAGGCAAGCCAAATGAAACCGAGTGTTCAATTACTTTAAGAAGTGGCCATGTTATCCGTGTGGTTGGTCTGGATAACTATGACGACCTTCGTGGATCTGGCTTATTCTTTTTAATTATTGATGAATGGGCCGACTGTAAATGGGCAGCATGGGAAGAAGTACTTCGCCCGATGCTTTCAACCTGTAAGTACGTGGTCAACGGCGAACAGCGGGTTGGTGGTAACGTTTTGAGGATTGGTACTCCTAAAGGCTTTAACCACTGTTATGACACATTTATGGATGGTCAGCCAGGACATGAACCAGACTGTAAAAGTTTTTCCTATACATCACTTCAGGGTGGGAATATTCCTGAGTCAGAGATCATCGTTGCGAAACGAAAGATGGATCCTAAGACATTTAGCCAGGAATATGAGGCCAGCTTTGAAAGTTATCAGGGCGTTATCTTTTATTGCTTTAATCGAACGCTAAGTGCATCGAATGAGACAGTTCAACCGAATGATGTACTGCACATCGGCATGGACTTTAACGTTACCAAGATGGCTGCTGTGGTCTATGTCCGCCGTGGTGAGCAGATGCATGCGGTTGATGAGTTTGTAAACCTGTTTGATACCCCCGCCATGATTGAGGCAATACAGGAACGTTATCCTGATCATGAGGTTGCAGTTTATCCCGACGCTTCAGGTGAAAATCGGAAGTCTAGCAACGCAAGTGAAACCGATCTGGCACTACTCAGAAAGGCTGGCTTTAAGGTCCACGTTAACAGCAGAAACCCTGCTGTGAAGGATCGTATCAATTCAATGAATGGCATGCTCTGCAATACCTTGTCTGAGCGTCGATTATTCGTAAACGTGGCCAAGTGTCCGCACTTTGCAAAATGCCTGGAACGTCAGATCTATGATGATTATGGCCAGCCTGATAAGAAGTCTGGCTTTGACCACATGAATGATGCTGGCACTTATCCAATCGCATATTTATTCCCGATCGACAAAAAGTCAGCAGGAATGCGAAGAATCCGAGGCATGTCTTAACCAACGCACCTATCACAGGTGCTTTTTTTATGGTGTTTTTATGGCAGTTACTGATAAACATCCGCAGTATATTGCTGCACAAAAAAGCTGGCAGATGATGCGTGATGCTGTTGCTGGTGAAGAGCAGATCAAGCAGGCGACTATTCGTTATTTGCCAAAATCAGCTGGCATGATCGAAGCAGAGAAGCAGGGTGATACTACTGGCGAGATCTATAAGGCATATGTGAACCGAGCCCAGTATCCACTATGGGTTCAGGATTCATTACGGACCATGATTGGTCTGGTCTCAAAACTTGAACCAGATATCGTGATTGAGAGTTCTTTGCTTAAGGGGTTGATCAATAATGCGACCAATGACGGCTTTGGGCTTAAGCAGCTATTTATCCGCGTATGTGTTGAATTGCTGGAGTGTGGCCGCTGCGGCTTATTGGTGGACGTAGATGGCAACGGTGTTCCTTACTTTGCAATGTATGACGCGCTATCAATCATTAACTGGAAAGAAAACAGCATTGGTGGCCGTAAGGATCTCAAGCTGTTGGTGCTTGAAGAGCAGTTTGATAATAGCGAGGATGAGTTTGGCCACGACACGAAAACTGTGCACCGAGTCTTATCCATGCAAGACAGCGCTTTAACCGTTCGGTTATTTGATGGCTCTTTACCCGAAGATAAAACACCGGATCTCGGCGGTAACCAGCTTTCCTTTACGCCGTTTGTTTTCTGCGGTACTACAGACAATTCACCTGATGTGGGTTCGGTACCATTGCTGACAATGGCCAAAGCTGCGTTGAAATACTACCAGTTAAGTGCGGATTATTTCCAATCCCTACACCACACGGCGCACCCACAACCATGGATCAGCGGATTGGATGATGAGTCTGATATCAGCGTGACTGGGGTGATGGCCGTTTGGGATCTACCTAAGGATTCAGACTGCGGTTATTTAGAGATTTCGGGCGATGGCATCGATATGACCAAGAAGGAAATGGATGCCCAGAAAAACTCGGCACTTGAAGCCGGTGCCAAGGTTATTGATACCAATAGCCAAGAATCCGGTGAAGCCCGCCGTGCACGTCAGGATGATCAACATGCCAGCTTACACAGTATTGTGATGTGTGCTGCCGAAGCTATCGAGCAAGCCATTAAATATGCGGCTCAGTGGTTAAAGCTCGATCCTTCCAAATATGCATTTACGGTGAAGCCTGAGTTCATTGTTCAGCAATACGATATCAATCTGGCCAAGCAACTTTATGAAGGTGCACTGCAGGGTAAAAACTCATTCAGGACATACTGGGAATATATCGCTACGGGTAAATTGCCGTCACATGATTATCAGGATGAGTTGCTTCGTGTTGAAGAAGAGCGGGATAGTTTGCCGTTGTAAGGGGGCTAAATGGCTTCAAATGATCAAAAAAATCTGATTGAGGTACTCACTCAGCACCAAGCATATTTATATCGGGCATCATCCCAATCGGTGAATGAATTAACCAGGTTATTTAATTCTGAATCAGATGCGATGTTTTCAAAGCTTCGGGATCTGCTGGATGAGTTGAATGATGCCGAGAAGGTAGCTTTAGCGGGTGGCCAATACACTACAAACAATCTTAAAGAGATTCGAGATCTTATATCTCTATGGTTCGTCAGTTTAAGCACCTCCATTCCTGAAGTATTCGCCGTATCAGCTGCAGCTTTGGCTGTTTATGAGGCGAATTACACTGCCAGACTATACGGCGGCCAGATCAAAAAGCAGAACGGCAATAAGCTTTATTCTTCAGCCAAGAAAACCCCACTGGTAGGCGGTGCATTGGTTGATGATCTGCTGTTGAAGATTGCAGAAAGTGCCCGGCAAAAGGTTGAGTATGCGATTCGGGATGGCATCAGCAGCGGTAAGACTAATCAGGAAATCATCCAGCGGATCCGTGGTACCAAACGCCAGAATTATGAGGATGGCATTCTAAATACCAGTAATTCTGACATCGATCGCACGGTGAGAACCATACGCAGTCATGTAGCGAATCAGGCGTATTTAGATAGCTTCAATCAGTTAGGGCTTGAGTATGTCCGGTTGGTTGCAACACTGGACGGGAGAACATCCAAACTGTGTGCATCACTGGATGGTACTGTCTGGGAGATTCATGATCCTGCAAAGCGCGTACCGCCGTTGCATCCTAATTGCCGGAGTATTTTAGTACCCGTCGATAAAGATGGTTTGTTGGTTGGTCAACGTCCATTCGTGATGGATGAGCGAAGAGTTAAGGACATACCAAAAGATGAGCGTGATCAGCTCATTGGCCAGATCGATGCGAACACGACTTTCAAAGAGTTTTTTAAGAAAACAGACGATTTCTTTCAACAAGAGTGGTTAGGCCCGAAACGGTACAAGCTCTATAAAGAAGGTAAGTTTGATTTTGATAAGTTCTTTGATCCAGAAGGGCGCATGTATTCTCTGGACGAGCTTCAAGAATTGGATCGAAAAAGCCTGAGTGGGTAAAAGTCTTGCAGCTTAATTCGAAAAAGTAATACTTTAAATATACCTAAAAATAAAGAGGGTATATTTAAATGCAAATTGTAAAAACCATTGTTTCTTCAACAAGAAAATTTATTGGATTCCTTCATGTTGAGTTCTGGATTGTAATGATTATTAACTTAATCATTATGGGATTTACGTATTCTATTAAGGGAGTTAAAGGAGTAGAGAATTTAATAAATTCATTAAATGATCAGTATGATGGAGTCGGTATTAGTGCGACCCTTGTTGTTTCATCGATCGGAATTATTTTATGGATACTCTATTACTTCTTTAATTTTAGATATAAACAATCACTAAGAGAGATATCTAAAGGTTGTATAGATCCTTGTATTTCTCTTTTTCGACTAGCTGGAGGGATACTACTGGCGTTTACAACTCTTTATTTATTAGAAGAAGGTTTTGCCTCAATTTTGATCGCCTTTATCTACTACGGCGTATTGTCAATTTTCAATTCTGCAGTACTAGTAGCGCTCAAAAAGAAAATGTATACGAAACCTAATAGAGAGTTGAAACAGTTAACCCTTTGAATTTTGTAAATCTTTAAAAGCCCTATCAATGATGGGGCTTTTTTTATGCCTTGTGATAAGGCTCCATTCAATCAAACGAGAGGTTTGAACATGTCATTGCCATTTATTGTGGATTCACTAGACCAGATCAAAGAAGAACATCGTGCTTTATATGTTGAGGAGAACGGGAAGTTCCGCCTTGACCTAGAAGGCTATGAAGATCCGAAGGGCTTGAAGTCTGCACTACAAAGCGAGCGTGATGCCGCTAAGACTGCCCAACGCGAACTACAACGCCTACAGAAACAGTTTGAGGGTATCGATCCGGAAATTGTGAAAAAGGTGTTTGCCCAACTTGACCAGGACGAAGAAGCCAAGCTGATTGCTGAAGGCAAAGTAAATGAAGTGATTCAGAAGCGTACCGAGAAGATGCGTGAAGAACATGCCCGTTTATTAAATGCCGAAACTACACGAGCCAACAATGCTGAAGCTTATGCAAATAAGTTTAAAGATTCAGTAATTCAAGGGCAAATCATTCAAGCAGCTGTAGAGCTTGAGGCACTACCTGAAGCAACTGGTGATATTGCGTTCTTAGCTAAAACTAAATTTGCATTAGATGAAAGCGGTAAAGCGGTTGCTGTTGATGAAAACGGTGAAGTGATTATTGGCAAAGATGGCCAAACACCACAGACCCCAAAAGAATGGGTTGAATCCCTACGCGAACAAAAGCCGTACTTCTGGCCAAAAGCAAACGGATCTGGTGCACCAGGTAGTTCCAATACCAAAGGTCAGGTCGACATCTTGAAAGCAGATGGCTCGGTGAATCTCACCAAACTTGCGCAATTACGAAATGACAATCCGCAGCTGGCCAAAGAGCTTGCTGCAAAACACGGTATTAAATTTTAATTAAGGAGAAGGCCAAATGGCTGCAACTACTATTTCTGATGTAATCGTTCCAGAATTATTCCTACCATACGTTTTGAACAAAACTGCAGAGAAATCTGCATTATGGCAATCCGGTATTGTTGGTGAGTTAGACGAAGAAATTGCCTTTGGCAGCGATGGCGGTAACACCGTCAACATGCCTTTCTGGGATGATTTAAAGGGTGAGTCTGAGGTGCTTACAGAAGGTAAGGCTCTAAGTGTAAATAACATTACTGCCGGTAAGGATATTGCAATCCTTCATGCGCGTGGTAAGGCATGGGGAGCCAGTGACCTCTCTAAAGCTTTATCCGGTGATGATCCACTGGGTGCGGTGGGTGATCTGGTAGCTAATTACTGGGCACGTGAGTTCCAAGGCTTTACCGTAAATACGCTTAAAGGTGTGTTTGGTGCTGCAAGCATGGAAGGAAATGTGCATGACATCTCGGCAGGTGCTGGAGCAGCAGCTGTGATTGATGGGCAGTCTTTTGTTGATGCGTCATACAAGCTTGGTGATGCGGTCGATAAATTAACAGCGATCTCTATGCATTCATTCACTATGTCTTCATTGGCAAAACAAGGTTTAATCGAAACGGTCCGTGATGCTGACGGCGAATTACTCTATAGAACCTTTATGGACCGCCGTGTCATTGTTGATGATGGCATGCCTGTGGATGGTGATGTATTCACGTCATTCCTGTTTGGCCAAGGTGCGATTGGCTTCCAGGATATCGGTGCACCGGTTGGTGTGGAAACAGACCGTGACAGCCTGGCCGGTACTGACATTTTGATTAACCGCCGTCACTTTGTATTGCATCCACGTGGCATCAAATGGGCTGGTGCTACCGGTATTGCACCGAATAATGCTGGTCTCGCCCAAGGCGCAAACTGGGAGCGCGTATACGATCCTAAACAGATCCGGATCGTAGCATTTAAGCACAAGATCAAATAACAAAAAGGCGGGAAATCCCGCCTTTAGTATTTTTGCCTTTCGGTAATTACAGGAAGGCAACTTTAATAATTATTTGGAGATCCTCACATGGGACTTTCATCATTTAACCGAGCACGGGAACGACAAATGACACAAGAAAAAGTGAATGAACTTGAAGAGCAGCTGGCAGGCGTAAAGGGTGAGTTTATTGCATTCAAAAATGATCCTGATGCAATGAAAGCGCGTATTGCTAAGCTGGAAGCCGGTGCAGGTAATCAGAATCAAACGGGTGTGGGCGATAACCAAGAACAGGACAAGCCTGTTGATTATTCATCTCTCAAGGTTGATGAAATCAAAGCAGTATTAACCGAAAAAGGCATTTCATTTGACGGCGTTACCCGTAAAGACGATTTGCTTGCACTTATCCCTCAAGAGCCAAAGGAATAATCCATGAGCTTTATCACTGAACAAGAAGCGATTGAACATGTACAAGGCTTTGATGCTTTATCTGCCAGTGATAAGGCTGATTATTTGCAAAAGGCCGGAGCCTATCTAATCGCCCGAAACGTGAAACCTTATGATGATGTGACACAAGTGCCTAGGGCACTAAAAACAGCCTCATACGAGATCATTAAAGGCATCATGGAGGGTGATCTCTACCAAGGGCAGGAGCAGGCCTTAAAACGTAAAAAGATTAAGGCTGATTCGGTTGAATCTGAAAAGGAATACCAGGATGGATCAGTAAAGCTGAATGCAACTGAGCAATACATTCTGGATCTGATCAAGCCATTCACCAAACGTTCTTCAGTATTCTTTATCCGGAGGATCTAATGGGCTTGCGTGACGAGCTACAGGCAGATATTGCCGAGGCATTTAATGAAGATCTGGCGGATGCTGTTCAATCCTTTTCGTGTGAGCGGATCATCAAAACTGATTGGGATCCTCTGACTGAAACGCATAAGACGATTAAAGAGAACTATTCTGGCCGTGGTGTGCTGTTTGGTTCATACAATCAATACGAGATCCAGACGCTTGGTGTCTTGGCCACCGATAAAAAGGCGGTTGTTCTGCAGAATGAAGTAACCATGGTACCGAAAATTGATGATGAGTGGTTTACACCCCTTGGCAATTTACGAGTCATACAAATTCAACAGGATCCAGCTGAAACAATCTGGAAATGCCAGTTGAGGAAGGTTTGATAACTTGATCTAATATCCTTCTAAATTAGGGGGGTATATGACTACGAATAAGCTTCAGAAAAAAATTAAAATGGTGAGATTTTGGGCATTTGCTGGAATTTTTTGGTATTTAGTAATTGCATTCTTTCTTAAAAGTGAATATCCAATTTTTCATTACAAATTCAATCCTAAAGATACATATGATGTCTTAAAAGATGCCTTAACACTGGCAGCTGCTTTTCTGGCACCAGTTGCTGCATTTATATTGTTTAGTGATTGGAGAGAGTCGCACGTTGAGATTCGAAATGAAAATATTGGGTTGGAGTTATATCACTTCATAATTAAAACCAATAATGATTTAGATAGAATAGATATTAAATTTAGATTTAAACATTCAAAAATTGAGAGGCCTGAGGAAATTTTAGAAAAAGCACATGACATCAAGTTATTAATACTTGAAAAAGGAATGCTTGTTTCATCTTTGGATTCAGATAATTCAACGAATGAATTAAGAGAGTTTGCTAAATTAACACATTCATTAATTATGGATATGTTGATGTTCGTTAATTATTTAATTACTTTGGCTTCCTTGAAAGTTCAACTACTAAATATTGATAATGCTGAAAATAAAGATGAATTGCTAAATTTGTATACAGCGAATTTTGATATTTATAAAAAGAAATCAATAAGCAGAATGCAAAATTATGAAAAATTACATACAGAGCTTATTTCAAAGTTAGATGCAATAAAAGTTCAAAATTGACTAAAAACTCGCAAAAGCGGGTTTTTTTATGTCTAAAAAATAGGAGAAATGATGGTAAACACTAACTATGTACCGATGTGGCGCGAATCACCCTTTCAGCACATCCAATATACGCTGGCCCGCAATCAACTTCACATGGATCTGTTATTTGATGACATGAAAGAGGCTGATCAATTTCTTTCAATCGATGGAGCAGCTGCTCAGGTTAATTATTACCAAGACGGGACTTATGCAGTTGTTCAACTTGGTGATACTTCAGATCGTGATCTTATCGAAGTGTATGGGCTGCTCTTACATGAAGCGGTGCACGTCTGGCAGCGAGTTAAAACACTTATGGGTGAGCGTGAACCGAGTACTGAATTTGAAGCTTATTCAATTCAAGTGATCGCTCAGGACCTCTTCGAGATGTACCAGGCAAGTGAGGTGAAGGATGGGGTGGAAGGGTAAAAAGCCAACTGAATTCGCCGTGCAGATCGTCAGCGATTCAGAACAAAATGTAAAAAATATTGTGATGGATACGGTTCAGTCCCTGGTTGTTTCCAGTCCAGTCGATACAGGCGCTTATCGTGCTTCTCACATTGTCTCTATCGGATCTGCTGATATGGGTGTACGTGAACCTGAGGTAAATGCCAATCATGATGGTGCAATTCAGGCAGTTAAAATCAAACTGGGAAATCTGATCTATATCCAGAATAATCAGCCATATGCAGAACGTCTGGAAAATGGGTGGTCTGATCAGGCACCTCAGGGCATCTATAGCACGACGTTTAACTTTATTTCACAAAAATATGGTGTTTAAAATGGTTATGACCTTAGAGCAATCCCGACAAGCGATTATTGCACGCATGCAGGGTTTCACTGGTATCGATCAAGCGAGAATCCAGTATCCAAACGCACCAAACTTTAAAGTGCCTGAAAATGGCCTCTGGTGTCGTTTAACGATTGCTGGTGGATCAAGCTTTATTTCAGGTATTGCTGACAAGCCATGCACACGGCGAACCGGCAATATCATGATCCAGTGTTTTGATCGACTCTATGCTGGAGAGAGGGCAATCACCGAGCTTAGTGATGCTTTGTTATCTCATTTTGAGTATTACAGCATAGATCATTTTGAATGCTTACAAGGTCAGGTTCTTAATCTTGGCGTGACTGAAGATTTTTGGCAAATCAATACAAGCATAAGTTTTAGAATCAATTAAAAACTAGAAACAATAACTATTAAAAACCAGTTCTTAGTCACTGGAATTTTAATTTTTCTCAAGAGGTAAATAATATGAGTACATCAGCACAAGAAATTATATTAGCTGAGAATGTTGTAGATGGTGATGAAAATCAAAAAGAAATTAATAACAAAACGGTACAGTTTTTATCTTCAATAAATGACCTGCTTGCATATAAGCCTCGGACTGATCATCAACAAGTTACGCTGCATTCCTACCATAATAATTTAAATTTAGGGGGCGGTGAATTTGTTTGTGTCTATTCTAATGATTTAATTGAAAACGGCGCTACCATTTTTAAATCAACGTTGCAGGGCTATGAGAACTTGTTCTGGCAGCGTGTTAACTATACTGAATTGACCGTTGAAATGGCTGGTGCAGTTGGTGATAAAGTAACTAATGATCTTAATGCTTTTAAGAAATGTGTGGCGTTAGGAGGAAGTATAAAATTAAGAGACAACGCCCATTATCTATTGATTGGTGACATGACAACTCATGTGGGGGCAGTGATTCTGAGTATCGTAAAACCATGTAAGCTTTATAGTAACTCAAGAGCATCAGTATACTTTAAGCATAATGTTAGTACAGGTTCTCCAGCTTCATTAAAAGCTTATAATCCAGATGGACAGCTATCATCTTTTTGCCTGGAAAATATTGATTTTTTTGGTCACCCCAATCTTGGTCATGCAAATAAAGTTCAAAGAGCATGGGGTGTGGGTTTGTCTGGTGTAGATAACTACATTATTAAGAACTGTCGATTTTCGACCTTTCAAGGCCATAACTTCAACGTTAGCAAAAGGACATTTGATAACAATGGGGACTGGATTCAATCAAGTGATCTAAATAATGCGAATACTGAAGAGGCTGTTAAGCGTTTGCTTGATATGTCATCAAGAAATGGTCTGATTGAAAATATTAAATTAGATCATTGCGGTAGTACTGGTATTGTTTTTTTTGGTGGTAGAGATACGACTGTTAAAAATATTGTGGCTGATATGCAAGGTAGCCTTTATCCATATTCTGTATGGACAGATGATGCTTCATCTCAAACTGCCTTAAGGCACTATGCAATTAATGATAATATTAATATAGAGAATGTGATTGGCGGTGACATTCGAGTAGATGGTTGTGCCAGAGCACATATAACGGACTGTGATGTTAATAATGTACTTTGTCGATCATATGATTTCGATCAACAGAAAAATAATTTTAATAAAACTTCTCATACGTATAATCCTGAAGACCATCTTGATAAGCCATTTTTGTCTCTTAACTTCTTAAAGCGGCAGGTAACATTTAGCAATGTGACATTCACTCATGCTTATATTCGTTCACCATATTGTTCAATAATTAATTGTGATATCCATACTACACAAGATTCGGATCAACTCATCTATTCTGATACGAATAGTATCGTATGGGGCGATGGTGAATCTTATTACGATACAGCTATTTCACTTGGTTATAATGCAACATTGAATGTGTTGGATAACAGGTTTCATCTCCATCATAATAATTGTGTATGTGTGGGTTATGGAACAAGCTCAGCCAATAGCTGGTTTAATGTTTTAGATTCAATGGTTTATAAGTATTTAGACCCTATTTCCTTTACTCATGTAAAGTACAGCAATAATCGTTTAAAACGCGATCGTTATTTAGAAACGTCGGTTTACAGTGGTAACGAATCATTTTTAAATCTAAATCATCGCGTTGACTTTAAGCAAAGCATTACGACATGGGGAATCGGCTCTAACTATTTTAAATCTCTTTCAAATATTAGAGGGGGGCAGGGAGTACAGCCTATTGCCAAGTTCTCTACCTCTTCCAATGTCGTTTTCTTAGTAACGATTGTTTCTGCAACGGGTGTAACCTTGGTGAAACGTTTAGTAGTGAGCTCCGATGGAGGATTAACAGTGACTGATATTACTGGAGGCACCACTTGGAACAATATTTTCACAGTCACAGCAGAGAACGATAGTTTCATCTTAGGTGTGAATATCTCAGTTGATATCAGTATTGATATGCAGGCAACAGGTACTTGGGGAGCCACTGTTTTCAAGCATATCCCTACAAGAGCAAATACGACTGGCTAAGTAAATACATTTAAATTAATGCAATACAAGTACAAAAATCGTCGATAGGCGGTTTTTGTTCATTCACTACCACCTCATCGGTGGTTTTTTTATGTCTATAGGAATCACTTATGAGCAATTTTGTTTTTAAGCGCGGTGACACCTTTAACCTAAATCTGCAGCTCGTCGATACGGATGAGGCTTTGCAATTTCCACCGGACGATGTACGCCGTGCGATTAACCTGACCGGTTATGCTTTTACATCTCAGGTTAAGGCTTTGGATACCGGTGCTGCCGTGGCAACTTTAACCTGTGCTGCATTAAACCAGGCTACGCAGAAAGGCTGGTTGAATGTGAAGTCTGGCGCAAGTACTGCAGCATGGCCACTGGGACTGGTCCAGATGGATCTTAAGGCCGTGGTGAACGGTGTAACTCAACATTCTGAAACTTTGACGTTCCAGGTAATTGATGGAGTGACAGCATAATGGCCAATCTTATCTTTAAATTTAACTGGGAGCATCGACCATATCCCTATAATGCTGCTCAAGGTAAACAACAGTTTATGTTGCCTTTTGCTTCGGGCATTCCAAATCTTACACCTGACTGGACGCAGGTGAACGGATTGGGTAATGCAGCACAAGGTACCTTAACGGCCTCAAGAAATGATGCAACTATAGGCCGAGTCTTAAAGGTGGGTGACTTCGGGATTGGGGATAGTAATCCTCAGGTACTCGGAACCCCACCATTAAACGCAAGCGAAGTAACAAGCTTATGCAGACGTGTAACGGGTGATAATGCAGCAGCACATGGGCTTCCCGCAGGTACATTTGCGGTGAGCACCTTCAGTACAAGTCCAGCAAATGCCTTTGCTATTTGTTATCCAATGAATGTCCGACATGATATGTATGTTGGAAATTTAACCATTAATAGCGGCAGTGACACAGTTCAGCGCTATTTCAAAGTACTTAGCGCTGCTAATACCGCAGTAGATGGTAATGGTTTCATTAAGGCAGCCTCACCAATTGTAAAGCTCTATGCCAACTCGATTGAGCTGAATGAAGATGCGAAGGAACAGCCAATCACATTTGAGCGTGTAGGGACTGGCGACTATCTGCTTAAAGGATCCTTGGGATTGGCACAGGAAGGCTGGTACATCGAGATTCCTAAAGATGCCAATGGTAATACAGTCGTCGCAGTACTCTATGAAACATTAGAGAACGGCGATATCTCGATTAAAACCTACAAGCGCAAATTTGACTTCGATATTGCTGCAGTCGTGGCTGACCTGGACAATCCTCTCGATATTCCTGCTGGCCGCTGGATTGATGTCCGCTTACATGAGGAACCAATCCCAGAGAACTTACTCAATGATCTGGATGAGCTTGTTTCTGACACACCGGTTGAGTTCCAGCCAACCAATCTGGCTCTGGCCGTAGCTGCCGCGATGGATGGTGTGGAACCGCCTGAGATCAAAGAAGAACAGACAAACGAATCACTTTAATAGCCCGCTTAAACAGCGGGTTTTTTAATGCCTAAAATTTGGAGAACAATAAATGAGTTCAGGCGCAAAAATCCGGTTATATGCTTGTGAAGAGGCAGTGCTCGGAACTACTCCAGCAAATCCAGTGTGGTACACCGTTCGCCGTGTAACCGATGGGTTGTCAGAAAACGTATCTACAGAGCAAAGCAATGAGGTAGTTGATTCACGTTTCCGTCAGGGTGCTTCGGTGACTGAAGCTGAAGTTACTGGCCAACTGGAATTTGAATTATCACTTGGTACCTTTGATCTATTCCTGAGTGTGCTGGCCTTCAATAACTGGGCGGCCAATTCGTTAAGCTTTGGTGGTGGTATCCGTAAATCGCTGACCTTGGTTAAAGTCTATGAAGATGTTGGCCAGGTGTTTATCTACCGTGGTGTGCAGGTCAATACCGGTGAAATCACCATTCAGACCACGGGCAAAATCACAGGTAACTTTGGTCTGGTCGGTAGTTCATTCACCCGTCAGCAAGTGAGTCCAGTTACTAATCCGGTACCAGCTTCAAGCCGTCCTGTGGTCAGCATGCCAAATGTTGAAAAGTTACTGATTAATGGCCAGTCGATTCAGGGCAAAGCTTGTCTACAGTCACTCACTATTAACTTTAATAACAACCTGGAAGCGATCCGCTGTATTGGATCTGGCAAATACACGCCAGAATTTTACTTAGAGAAGATGATGGATATCGGTGTAAACGGTAATTTCATGTTCTCGGCGACATCAGCTGCCTGGATTGATGCGATCAAAACCCGTGATGTGTTTACCTTAGGATTCGATATCACAGACAACAAAGGCAGCAAGTACTCACTGAATTTTCCGCAATTGGAAGTGATGGAAGCTAATCATCCTGACGGCGGTGGTGATGATATCATCACAGTAGACATCAACTTTGCCCAGGTCCGTACCAGCCCAACCATTGTACGTGCACTGGTGTAGTAAGCGGGTATAACGCAATTATTCATTAATTCATAACCAAAGCCTATGTAATGCCATGGGCTTTTTTTATTGCTTAAATTTCAGAGGTCGTTATGGCGTTAAAAGTCGGTATTGTACAAAGTTCAGAGGTATCTAAATGGTGCCAGTTCAAAAACGATAAAGGTGAGGTTCAGGCCGAATTCAAGATCCGTGGCATTGCCTATAAACCTTTTCAAGTGGCGATCGAACGGGCCGGTAATCAGATCACAGCAAAGGGCTATGACGTGATGGCCACAGATCCTGCTGACAAGCTTTATCATGAGTTACTTATGGATGCCTGTGCAGCGCATCTGGTTGAGGACTGGAAGGGAGTAGTTTTTGCTGAGGTGGTCAATGGCCAGACTGTAGAGACTGATATGCCATACACAGCTGAGAATGCTTCCAAGCTCTTTAATCTAGGTGACATCGGTGTTGCCATCTGGTTGTTCGTAAAAACTGAAGCTCAGAAGATCCAGGAGAATGCGGATAAGGATAAGGCAGTTATCCTGGGAAAGTCATTGAGCTCTACAAATACCAAAAAACGTACGCATCGAAATCGCCGCACGAAATCGAACAAATCAAGTTCTTAGGTGGCCATATTCCTGAACCACCTGAATCATCATATGCAGCTGAATCTATTCTGCTGGCGTTCAGCACAGTTTGCAGATCCAGACGATATGAGCAGGGTATGCCGTTATCAATAGACCAGCAGGCCATTAATGTTTATGCCGAGCATAATGATCTGCCTGTTGGTCCACATATCTTTAACGACTGCATCTTTGCTTTGGATGATCTATTCCTGGAAGAAGCCTATAAAAAGGTGAAGACGAAAAGCGCGAATAATCAGACTAGATAATGTAATTGCCACCTTCGGGTGGTTTTTTAATCCTTTAAAAGTCTAGTTTTTCACTAAAAAGTAAAATAAACTAATTGAAAATAAGGGGAAATAAATGAAAAAAATAATTTTATTAACAATGTTGTTGGGCTTGACGGGGTGTGGTGATAATAACCAGAGTGATATTCAAACTAATTCACAAGCAAATACATTGCAGAAAGCCGAACCAACTCCAGCTTTAGCAAAGTACAGTTTGGTAGCTTCACCACAGACCATGGGTGCAGTTGCACCATTAGCTGGTTGGAGTATTACCAACTCTATGGTGACGGGTGCTTCAACATTAATTGATGCAATTAAAGAATCAAAAACTTCTTTCGCTCAAGTCAAGCCAAATGCAAAACAGGTAGCTGAAGTATTAAGAGGAGGTGCTGCTGGGGTTGCCTTAACAATTGCTGTTGATCAATTGCTTGGTGCTGTAGATTGGGTGATGGATCCTGCGAATAATCAGATTAAATTTAAGGTCAAACCATGTTTAGACTGTGATCCTCAAGTTATACCTGGAATAGGATTTATACCGACAGAATATGTTGGTTATAATGGTGGAGATACAAGTATTATTTTCACTTCTGCAATGGAGGTTTGTTCATATTCACTCAAATTTCTTCCCATTGGTAAAGGTTTAATCAGCATTCAAAAAGCATATGCTGTAGATCATTTAGCTAGACCAATTCCTACGCAAATTGGGTATAGAGTTTCATGTGATTTCACTTCTTCAGTTTATCCAAATGGAGCGAATACTCATGTAGGGTATGTTGTTGCAGATAGTGAAGAAAAAACACTCCCACTCGAAACCGTCGCCGAACAAGTCATCTCTAATGCAGATGCAGATAGTTTAGATGCTCAGGTTGCTACTACTATCGCAGCTCAGAATATTCTTAATGATGTGGTTCAAGTTGAGCCTGTTGTGCAGGAGTTGGAGAATAATGCGGAAAAGCCACCTTGTATAACTGTATCAGGAAAAGTTGTGACAGTGGGTACTTATGGTTATAGACATGATAAAGTTCCACCATCAAAACCACATTATCCATATACTGGTGATCATTATAATTTATATCGAGCAAATCAGAATCCTAACAATGGCAAATGCTTTTGGGTAGAAAGTGGGGCAGCAGATGCCTCTGATGGTAAATTACCTCCACCTAACTCTATTCCAATTGAGCCATTCTTATAAGGTGTATAGTAATGAATTATCATACTGGAGAGTTAATCGAACTTGGTGATTCTATTGATCTGAGTAGTGATATCACTGGAATCATTGTTGGGATTATTGAAGAGTCTAAATTTTCTAGTCAATTCCCTAAAGAAGAATGGGGTTACTTAGATAGGGGTTTATTGGTTTTATCTGATCAAGCTGGATTAATTCATTATCCTGACATTACAGAAGATATGAAATTAATTAAAAAAGTTAAGTAACTCGCGAACGCCACACTGTTGGCGTTTTGTAATGACTTCAATAAAACCGTTTGTTAAATTAGGCACTGATTTAAGAGGGTGCTTTTTATGAAAAAGATTATTATTGGTGTAATATCTTTAATGTTTACATTAACTGTAAACGCTGACTCAAGAATTGAAAAGCAAGAAACTAAAAAGTTTCCAACAATGAAACAGTGTGTAGATTGGTTGGATTCCAGATTTCCTAATAAAGCCTGGCATAAACAAAATGGAAGATTATGGGAGTTACTGGAAGATTCACCAAGAGAAGTAACAGGTATTACGACAACTGTAATCTCAAATAATTTAAAACAAATCCAACCGGTAGCTTTTAGTTGTGAGTTTAAACAAACTGGTACAGAAGGGACCTTTTATAAAGGTTCATATATGGTATTAAAAGCGAAGTAGGTATCCAAAGTATTTTTATTGAATTGCATTTAAAATTTAGCTGTGCAAACTTAAGAGCATCTGTAAATTAATTAAGTTAACAACAAAGCTTAACAAGTTTTATTTAATAACCGCCTTAAAGGGCGGTTTTTTATTGCCTGAAGGAAAGTAACTATGACGCAAGAATCCCGCTTAGTCATCGTAATTGACTCACAAAATGCTGAACGCAATGCCAAAGCCTTGGCTGATGAAATGTCTAGAATTACTGAGTGTGGCGATTCAGCATCACAGTCTACTAAGGACATGGGCAAACAGTTTTCTGTGACAAATAACATTGTCCAGAACTTTAATACCACGGTAAACAATGCCAACTCATCCGTACAAAAAACGGTTGAAGTCACAAAGCAGGCAACTCAGCAGAACCAAAAATTTTCACAGGAAATTAAAAATACATCGCAGGCACTGGATAAACAGGAAAAATCGATTCATTCCTATGGGACATCTATCAAGGCCTTGGCTGGTTTCATGGTGGGATTGGTAACTGTAAACGAAGCAATTTCCAGAGCTGATGGCGCAACTCAGATGGCCGCACGTATTCGTAATGCAACAGATAGTGCTGCTGAGTTTGATCTTGTTCAGAGTCGTCTATATGCGTCTACAAAAAGCACTTACCGTGCCTTAGGTGAAGCGCAGGAAGTCTATTTAGGCTTGGCTGGTGGGATGAAAGCCTTAGGTTACGCCACCAATGATACCTTGGATGTGTCTGATTCACTTTCCTTTTCATTTACGGCAAATGCAGCACGTGCTGATCAGGCGCAATCGGCAATCGATGCTTTTAGTAAGTCCATGGCAAAAGGCAAAATTGATGCTGATGCCTGGATCTCAATCGTCACAGCTGCAGACAATATTATTGCTGACATGGCTAAAACTACAGGCAAGACTGAGGTGGAAATTCGTGAGTTGGGAGCAACCGGTAAAATCTCTTTGGAAGATCTGATCAAGACATTAAAAGCCACTAGAGACTCAAATCAGGAATTAGCGGATGCAATGGAGAATAGTCTGGCAGATGGTGTGACCACATTATCAAACGCCGTGACAAAGTTACTTGGTGAAATCAATCAGAGTACGGATGCAACCAATACTGCAGCAGCAGGCTTGGGATTATTAGCCGATAATATTGATATTGTGATGAGTGCAGCAGTGGCAGGCGGTCTTGCATATTTAACAAAGACAATTATTGCCAAAACTGTTGCTACTGACACTGGAGTTATTTCAACGATTCGCAGCCGACAGGCATCTATTGCCAATGCTCAGGCCGAGGTTACAGAAGCAACAGCAACGCTTAACGCGGCAAAAGCGCATCTTGCAAATGTTCAAGCGACCAATGCTGAAGCACAGGCTAAATACGGCGCTACCGCAGCGGCAGCACGCTATGCACAGGCTCAAGCAGCAGTCACGGCTGCTACGAATGCCCAAACAGAAGCTCAGAAAAAACTCTCTTTAGCGACACTGAATTTTGGTCGATTAGCAAGTGGAGCTTATGCCCTTGTTGGTGGGCCTATAGGCGCAATCACTTTGGGGGTAGCTGGTTTGACTGCAGTATATTCATACTTCAGCAACAAAGCAGAGGAAGCTAATCAAAAATTAGCTGAGCAGGCTAAGATTGCTGAGAAAGCAGATGAAGAACTTAAAAAGTTAACTGGCAATGAAAAGAAAAAGGCGGTTGATGATTTAACAGAAGCCTTTGAGGATCAGAATAAAACCCTTCGTAAGTCTGAGCTAGCCGTAGGATCTGCTTTAGTCTCAATTGAAAATTATGCCCGTGGAAATGCCGAAGTAGAGAAGATTTCACGAGAAGCACGTACAGGAGTAATTACTTATACAGAGGTTGTTGAGCGTCTAAACAAGATCAAGTTACCCACAGATTTATATGACAAATTAAAAGAGCAAGCACGTCAATATGATGAAAATGCCTCTAAAGCGAGTTTGTCGGCCACCAAGCTTAAATTATTGGGAAACGAGGTCAAGTTAGCAGGCAATCAAGCACAAAATGCAGCTTTACAACATAAGCAGCAGAATGAAGCTTTAGAAGGTACAGCGATTGCAGCTCAAAAGGCCAAGAAGGAGCTTGAAGCCCTTAAGGCTTTGCAGGCTAAACAGCGAGATAATGAATACATTCTCAAAAACCAGAAGAATCTTGGTGGAATTGATGCTGCAAGAATGGCCATTAAATTCAAGGAAGACATGGGACTGGATTCATCCACTCCATTTACTCCTGAACAGCGAAAAGCATTTGATCAGTGGTTGAAGTCAGAAAATAAAGTCAAAGAACTTAATGATGAAATTACCGCTAAAAAGAGGGAGCAAACACGGGAACTTGAAAAACAAGAGAAAGTCAGCAAACGCCTAGTCGGGATCTCTGGTAATTCTGGAATTGGTACCGGTGCACATCTCGATGTTCGGTATGGTGGTTCGTTGTCTGGCCAGAAAGTCAGTAATGAGCATCTGGCACGCTTAAAGGCAGCTGATAAACCTTTATCCTCATATCGGATCAGTTCCAATTATGGACCAAGAAAAGCCCCTACTGCAGGGGCTTCTTCATTTCATAAGGGGATTGATTTTGCAATGCCAGTTGGTACACCAATCACTACCAATGTCGCCGTGAAGGATGTACAGACTGCTTATGATCCTAAAGGAGGTGGCTATTACAGCACCGTGACTTTTGAGGATGGTGTGGTTTTAAAATTGCTTCACCAGTCTCCAAAAATGCAAGGCAAGGTTAAAGGCGGTGCAAGCAAGGGCAGTGATAAAGCGGGAGTTGATATTCAATCTCAAATTGAGAAACAAATGGATGCTCAACGTGCATTGGAAAATGAAGTGGCCAGTGAAGTCCAACGAATTAAAAGTAATTTGACTGTTCGCTTGGAGGATGTCGACAAGGCAGGCTTTACACCAGAACGCTCTGCTGAAATTAAGTCCGAACTCCAACGCCGTGCAGACAATGATGTTGCGATCGCTCAACAGGCTTTACGTACCAAACTGGATGACTATAAGGAGTTCCAAAAAACTGAAGTTCAGTTACTCGAAGAAAGCTTTGCCCGTAAAAAGTTTAATGCTGCTCATGATATTGAGTTAAGTAAGTCTGAACAGAAACAGGCTGTTGAATTGCTAAATAAACAGCAGCAGCAAGAATTGGGCTTGTTGAAACTGGCACAAGAACAGCGACTGTTCCAGGCGAAACTATCCTTATTATCTGAAACTGAAGCTATGCAGGAACGGTATCGATTAGAACGGGAGGAAATTTTAAAAAATACCAAGCTGAGTATTGAAGAGCGCCAAAAACTGATTACGTTCTCCAAAGCCAATCAGGAAAAGGAGGTGCATGACAAGATTACCGGTGCTGTTCAGAACTGGGGGAGTATCCAGGCTGATATGAATGGCTATGGTGATTTCTATAGACAGGATCAAGACCGGTTTAGCCGCCTTGGTGCAGCTCAGGATCTGTTTGATAGCAAGTCAGCAGCGGTGGACTATAGCGAGCAGAGCGGTATTGAGGATATCAACTCCAAACTCCAGGCCGGTCTTTTAACACAGCAAGATTTTGAGGATCAGAAAACAGCGATCATGCAAGCCGCTCTTGAGCAACGCAATATCATCTATGATGAATATGCTCAAAATGCCCAAGAAATTGAAGACAAGTACCAACAAGATAGATTGAATACACAAATTGCTCTCGGTGGGCAAATGATTGGTTCAGTAACATCGATGTTTGGCTCTATGTTCGGTGAGCAATCCAAGGCCTACAAGATCATGTTTGCTGCAGATAAAGCCTATGCAATTGCAGCAGCCGGTATTGCGATTCAGCAGAATATTGCTCAGGCTGCCAAGGTTGGTTTTCCTCAAAACTTGCCATTAATTGCCGGTGCAATCGCACAAGGTGCAAACATTATCAGCAATATCCGTGCAATTAAGGACCAAGGCTTTGCTGAGGGCGGTTATACGGGTAAAGGTGGTAAATACGAGGTTGCCGGATCTGTTCATAAAGGCGAGATCGTATGGTCACAGGATGATATTAAACGCTGGGGTGGTGTCAATTTAGTTGAGAGTATGCGTAAGAGTGCGAACCCTGAAGCATTCCTCAATAACAACTCAGCAGACAATATTATGCGCCGTGCACTGATGAGCTCTAATGCCTTTATGGAAAGCAAGAAGAAATCAAACATCTTCAATCAATCGGGAGATGGCCAGATTATCTATAAGGCGAAACAGACTGCAGAGACTCCAAAGATCTCTACCGGATCGGATCTGTATCACGATGGTAAAGTGTATTTTTCACCGAATGGTTTAGTTCAGGACCGATCTAATCTTGAGGATGTCCATGATTTCACTCTGGGCAGATCTGCACGGCCACAGGCTGAGACTTTGGCTTCAGTTCAACCATCAGCTCCTACGATCAACTTTAAAATTGAAGTGGTGAACCAGGTGAAAGGGGCAACGGTCGAAGCAGAGCAACTGGATGAAAATACTGTTCGGCTTATTGTTAAGGATGAGCTAGACAAGAAGTTGCCACGTGAGGTACCGAGGATTGTAGGTGAACAACTTGATAATCCTAGCTCGACGATTAGTCGAGCCATTTCAACCAACACGACTGCACGGCGTAATCGTTAAATATGTAAGGCCACCTTTCGGGGGGGTCTTACTCTTATAGGTATTTTCTGCTGTATATCAGTCAGCCGTCTATTCAGAATGATCCAAACTTTCGACACACTTCGTTTCACATGTTTACGATGTTAAAATGGTTGTTAACACGACGATATATGACGTCCTATGTGTACAAAGCATTGATTTTAGTTGTTTATAGGGAAATTACTTATTGACAACTTGTTTATAGGGCATATTGACGGGACGGCTGGGACGACGTATTATGCGTGAACATATCTTCATAGAGGAAATAGGAGGAAAATATGAAAACTAATAAAAAATTAAACGATGGGTATGGTTTGGGCTAACAAACCATAGTAAAAATATATAAAATAAGGCATCTCAAGTAGATGCCTTATTTTTTTGAGTATAAAAAATGGAAACATACTTTTATTTTAAAACGTATTTGCTCATAGCACCTTATATTTTTTTAATTTTATATTTTTATCATTATAAAAGAGATAAGTATTTTTATAAAACTAGAAGTAGCATTCAATTACTTTTTGTTTTATATGCTATTGGTGTACTGATATTTCAGTTATTAATTTGGAAGGGTTTTTTAGAGGGTTATAACTTTCTTGGATTTAGCCTAATATCTGAGAGTGCAAGTTATAGTAAAGACTATTTCCATTCGCATACTTTATTTGGTCTATTAGCTGAACCCAATATAACCACAAGTAAATTAACGCCGTTTGTAGCTTTTTTATCTGCAATCATGGCTGTAGGGGGATGGATTTTTACTAGCAGAATACAAATAATCAATGCTACCAAAACCCATGCTATGCAGGTATTAATGAATAGCCGAACGTCAACAGCATATGTGGCAAAAGTTGATGAGGCAATGAAGTTACGTAAAAGAATTATGGATGAAAATGGTTGGACGGAAAAAGATTCTGTTAAAATTTCCAGTGAAAGATATTTGAGGCTTACAGCAGAAGAGAGATCTGCAGTTCATTATTTACTTAATTTTTTAGAATTTATTGCTGTTGGTGTAAGACATAGTAATTTAGATGAAGAAATGATAAAAGGAAGTTTTAAATCTATCCTTACGAATAACTATTTAACCTTCCACCCAATTATAGAACATATCAGAAAATCATCTCCCTCAAATTATGTTGAATTAGAAGTTTTGCATAAACGTTGGGATGAAGATGTTCATAGAAACTGTGATGAATGCAAAGACTGGTTCAAAGTTGGTGAAAGTATTAATGATAAAAAGAAAATAAGTAAGTTGAGATTTTTAACTTATAACCTTCTAACATGTATGGGGTGGGGTGTATTTATTCTTGGGAGATTTTTGAAAAAGAAAGCTAAAATTAAAAAGCATAAAAGAAATGTGTTTATATGTGTTGACTGCGGCGAAAACATAAAAAATGCTGTGCAAAGTCAAACGAAAGATTGCAAAAGTGGGCAAAAATATTATTTTTAAATTTGAGATTAGAAGGAATAAAAAGTGGAACAACTTAATGTCGGAGATGTTGTTTATCTAAAATCAGGTGGGCCAGCCATGACAATTCGGAAGAAAAATACGAATAATGAATGTTATTGTGAGTGGTTCAATAAAGAAGAGGAGTTGAAAAGTAGCCTATTCTCAATTGAATCATTAACAAAAATCGAAATAAAGAAAACTGTACCAAAAGATAAAGCAAATAGTATTTCTCACTCAGCTTTGAGAGTAAAAATTATGTCCTACGGAAAGTTTTTTATGCCATTTCATACGAAATGAAAAATTCTAATTCTCGCGCCGTCAGGCGCTTTTTTATTACCTGAAGGAAAGTTATGTACAAGTTAAAACTTAATCCTCAAACAAGTGGCTATGGCGTGACACCAGGTGATGATGTGAAACGCCAGCAGTTTGATGGTGGGCGTGGCCGCTATTACATTGATGTAAAACGTAATAGCCATATTGTCGATGTGAACTGGAGCTTAAGCAAAGCCGACTTCAATAAGATGATGGCTTTCTGGCGAGTTTACCAAAGTCAGCCTGCATCATTCTATGTCGATCTGGTGATCGATCAGGGCACACGTCAGCAATACCTGTGCAACTTCATGCCAGGTACTTTCAAAACTAACGAGGTCAACGGCAACCTGTACCGGGTCAATGCCCAACTGGAGGTTGTACAGAATCAGAAAAACCTGGCTGCTGATCAGGCCTTAATTAAAGATTGGGTGGTGTGATGGATCAGGAATACGCAAAGTTCTTTCTCAACCGCACGGTCGACATTTATCAGCTGGAATGTATCGAACTGACACATCCGTCATTCATCAATACCTATCGGGTGGTCCGTAATGATGATCAAGGCGTTTATGTCCGGCACAAGGAGAATGACAGCCAGCTGTTCTATGAATATCTGCCTGCAGATATCCAGCGCTCAGGCATGCTGGGGGATTTGGATCAGTCCCTAACGATTTCAATATCAGGCTTGGGTGATGTGCTGCCGGATGAGTTTGAGCGGGTGATGGAGGGGCAATATCCGGATATTAAGCCAACGGTAAATTACCGGCTTTATAGCTCGGACAATCTCAATACACCGATGTATTACCTGCTTGGTCTGCAACTGTCAGGCGTGGCCATGGACCACAAGGCAGTAACATTTAAAGCGGAGTCACCGCGACTGAATACCGCCAAGACTGGCGACATCTTCTCACTGGACCGCTTCACCGGTCTCAAGGGGGCGTTATGAAAGGTCATGATCATTTACTCGATCGGCAATACGATCAAGAGCGTTATAACTGTGTTCACTTTGCCCATGAAGCAGCAATGGACCTCTACGGGATTGACCGTGGGGAAGCACTGGAACTGTTCATGCAACCCAAGGGCAGTATTGAGTTCAAGCCATCCAGAATAAAGCTACTAAATCCGCTGCCCATGCCCAAGGAGGGCTGCATAGTCGCCTTCCACCCAAGACTAAGAAACAAGCCCCCGCATGTGGGGCTTTTTCGTGGGGGTAAGGTTTTGCATTTAATGGAAAGCGGTGTGTCTTATTTATCTGAACAAGTCGTTATGGCAATGGGGTTTAATCGGGTCAGTTACTATGATTAAGATTATTTATAAACAGGATCCTTTATCTGAAAACAAGGTTGTAGAACGAGCTGCAACCTTAGGGCAATGGCTCACATCAAAGTATGAACATATGCCAGAGCACCTGCGCATCTTCCACAATCCGAGTGATATGGAGCATGCTGAAATTTCAGTGGCCAACGAAGTTACACCGAAAAATGCCCATGACCTGAAGCAGCTGGATTTTCTACCTGGCACATTCATTGTGATTGAGAATCCGAAGGGCATTCCCGCACTGGTTGCTGCAGTCGTATCATTAGTTGTGGGGCTGGCCGTGGCACTATTAATGCCAACGCCGTCGATCGCACAGACCAACCAGAATAACAACCAGTCCTCATCCGCCAATAACGAGCTTTCAAGCCGTGAGAACAAGATGCGGGTAAATGGCCGTATCGTGGATCTATACGGCGCAGCAAACGATACGCCTGACCTGATCGCTGTGCCTTACAAGGTGTATGAGAACAATGTCGAAGTTGAGCATATTGTCGGATGTATTGGCCGTGGCCACTATCAAATCAATGGTGCCTTTGACGGTGAAACCAATATTGTTGATATTGCCGGTGCATCGATCGAGGTGTATAGCCCCGATGTCGATATTGTTACTGGCAATCCTTATTTTTTCCTTGGTAGTGAAATTACAACGCCGCCGTTGTCGGTACAGCAGCAAAACTCGGTCAATGGCCAGATCCTGCGCTCAGCCGATACTCAGGTACTGGAAGGTACCAATCATCTACGCTTTGGTTATCCGAATGAGATTTTAAGATCTGCCTCAAATTTCACGGATCTAACCACAAAATTTGTCAGTAATGATCGGGTGGAAATCACCAATAGTGGGTTCTGGTTCAATAACCAGTTCTATCATCTGGACGGCGTTTACAGTGTGTTGTCGGTTGCTGATGACCGGATGACTTTATCCAATCCTGCTGCAGTCAACCCAGGCTGGTGGATCCTGAAGGAACTCGCAACCCAGAAAACTGCTGAATTGTCACCACGACTTGCATCGATAGGCGAGAAATGGATTGGCCCTTTTGTTCTGGATAATGTTGAGCGTAGCCGGGTGCTGTGTAACTTTGTCGCTTCAAATGGATTGTATGCGGTCTATAACGGCAATGTTCAGGGTGCGGTGAATGTTGAGCTTGAGGTGGAGGTTACTCCAGTCAATGTCAATGGTGAATCATTGGGCAATCCGATGTATCAACGTATCACGATGAAGGGATCTTCCAAGTCACGTCAGACGGTGGGCGTCACGCTGGACATGACCACGTTTCAGGGGCGTTGCAGTGTCCGTGCACGTCGCGTGACTGGCGCAATCAATGCACCGAGTGTGGTGGATGAGGTGAAGTGGCAGGCACTCTATGGTGCGTTTCCATTGCAAAGCACGCGTTACCACAGTGAAACTGTTTTTCGTGCCAGAACCTATGCCACTACAGGCGCATTATCGGTCAAGACACGTAAGATCAACTTTGATCTGCAACGGATGCTACCTTTTTACCAGAATGGCGAAATGACCAAGGAAGTCTTTCCGACTTCAAGTTTTGCTGATGCACTGGTCTCAATGGCACTGGATGAAAAGATCGGTCGCCGTACGGTTGATGAGCTGGATCTCGAAAATATCTATCGGACTTACTTTGAGATCGTAGATTACTTTGGTACACCATTGGCCGCGGAGTTCTGTGCAACCATTGATGATACCAACCTGTCCTTTGAAGAACTGGTCACCAACGTTTGTGACGCAGTAGGGTGTACGGCTTACCGTCAGAACAATAAGCTCAAGCTGTATTTTGAACGGCCTACGGATAACTCGGTACTGTTGTTTAACTTCAGGAATATTTATCCGGAAACCTATCAAAAGGATCTGAGTTTTGGTGTGATGGATGACTATGACGGCCTGATCTATGAATATACAGATCCTGCTGACGATAGCCGTATCAATATCTACTTGCCAGATAAAAGCGCCAAGAATCCTAAAGTGGTGAAATCGGTCGGTGTACGTAATAAATGGCAAGCCCACTTTAATGCTTACCGGCTCTGGAACAAGATGCGCTTCCAGCGTCGATCCATTACCTTTGATGCTGCATCTGAATCAGAGTTACTGGTACTGCGTGACCGGATTGCAGTGGCGGATTATTGCAATGGTATTCACCGCAGCGGGGATGTGCTGCAGCAGGAAGGCCTGATCCTGACCTTAAGTCATGATGTGGAGTTTATCGCAGGCAAAAGCTATGTGATTTATCTGCAGATGAGTGATGGCAGCGTGGATCTGATTCCGGTGACTGCAGGTGCGGCCTCAAATAAAGTCATGTTAGGACGTTTGCCAAATGGTCCGCTTAAGCTAAATCCAGAGGATTACATCAACACGACGTATATCGTGGTGAGCGATGATACTAAAAGCTCGTTGCCTTATCTGGTGGCAAAAAAGGAACCTGTAGGCAAGACGAGCAATAAAATCACCGCCATCAATTACGATGATCGCTATTACCTGAATGATAAGGACTATACCGATACCCCGATTGACGATAGCCCGATCTATATCCGTTACGACCAGCTTGATATCAATCTGGCTCGGTTGTACCAGATGCAGCGCGGAGAATTACCAGCGACTGGAGTCATTAACTTTGTTGTAGAACCTGGTGTACTGGTGTGCAGCTCAAGTGCTTATCGTCCATTAACCGAGCTCATTTACAGGCACTGGATGGATCAACCTTCAGTTAAATATGTTGTGAATGGATTACCTGAGATCCCGGCTATTGATACAGGAGAATTTCCTCCTGACCTTGTGGTAAACCTGACCATTAAGGGCGCGGCTGTGGGACGTGGTGGTGAGGGCGGTATCGCTCATGCGGCTTACTATGGCCAAAGTGAATACGAGACTGCTTTTACCAAAACGCGGCGTGATGGGGGTATCGGTGCACCAGGCTTACTGGTTCGTCACGCTAAAGTGAATCTGATCATCGATGGCGGTATTGTTGCCCGTGGTGGCTCAGGCGGAGGGGCGACACCAAATGGTATAAGTACCAAGTATAACTATGCCATGCAGGGTACATGCGGTGGTGGCGGTGCACCGTTTGGTATGGCCCTAAGTTTTGTTCCGACGTCTAGCGAAGTACCGCAATTCAGAGGGTATTTTAATAATAACTACCAGACCAATAAGATTTCCGATGCCCAGAGAGATATTCCGGGTCAAGGTTATCAGAGGAATAATAGCAGTGAAGTTTCGCCGCTATCCGGGAATGGTGGTGGTTGGGGCCAGCGTGGTACCAAATCATTAAATAAGGGCGAATGGAACTGGAGATATCACGGAACAATTGAAGGAGAGCCTGGACCAGGTGGACCAGCCATTATTGGTGCACCGTTACTGACTCTACAGATAATCAATGGAGGGCAAATTTTACAAACGCTTTAACAGTCTTAAATCTTTTTATAAGCACCCAAACGGGTGCTTTTTTTCACAACTTTCTAGTGTTAAAAAATAAGAGAACCACCTTATCTAATGGTTTCTTTTTATTTTTATTCAATAAATCTCTCGCATAGGTATGAAAAATGACAATTAACGGAAATTTTATCGATATTAGAAATTATGGTGTTGTTGGAGACAGAACCACCGACTGGACTCAAACAATTCTCACCACGATTTCACAACTTGGTAGTTATACGACTTTGTATATTCCTAATGGTGTGAAATGGGATAATGATAATGCAAACAATGTATATGCAAATATGCCTGACTACACTCAAATCATTGATGACTCAGGTTATGAAGGACGTTATCAATCTGATATATGGCAAGCGAGCCGAACTATCTGGAGGCGCACAAATGAGACTACTGGGGCAACAAATGGAAATACTGAGAATATAAGAGGACAATATCATCCTGCATTTGTGGTTGAATCTGATGCTCTTGATTTAACCGGCGGAAATAAGGGGAGTATTGTTTTCAGATTTAAGAATGGCTTAAAAGACGACTTTCAATTTGGTGCTGATAGATCCAGTCAGGATGATAGTAATATTGGAATTTCAACATATGGTGGGATTGTAAATGGTACTAGGGCATTACGTGTAGGAGGTCAAACATCTATTTCTCCGCATTGTTTCTCATTCAACTCTGCATTAATTGCTGATACATCATTTGTATTTGGCAAAAAACTAAGACAAAAAGATGATACAGACGATAACCATAAATCTAAACCACATATTGTACGGTGGAGTCAGCCAAATTCACATTCGGGGAATTTTGAACAAGTTTGGGTTGTTAGTGGATATGGAACGATAGGTAAAACCACACTTGAATACACTACTGGTAATCTTTCTTGGTTAATGAAAGGTGGAAAAACTGTAACATTGAATGCAGCTGGTGCTTTTGTAGGTTCAACAAAGAATATTATTACACCAACAACAACATTTAATTTAACTGAAGAGCATTCAGCATCTTATATCTCAAATATCAATGCTGCAGGTGGATATATAGTTAACTTACCTAAGGCCAAGAAAGGTGTTTATTTTGAATTTAGTGTGGATTCAATAAATAACCTTCGTATTCAACCCGAAGCTACTGATAAATTTGTTTCTCAGGCAGTTGGTAAATATAAACAAAGCAGTACTTTAAGTTCTAGATTGAGAGTAACTGCTGTAACCGACAATGTTTGGAGTGTAGAGCAAATAGGTACTTGGACTGATCAAACTTAATTTTAAACAAACTAACTCTAGCCCTAGCAAAGTCTAGGGCTTTTTTATTGTCAAATTTCTGGAGAACGACATGACAGAAAAGCAGGGGGCTGTTGAAGCAGCAGCAAATGCGGCCGCAACAGCAACCAAATTTAGTTATACAACATACACAAGTGCAGGGGTGAGCGTGGTGTCTTGGTGGGCTTCAATTGACTGGATGGCGGTACTTGGTGTTGTAGTGGCCGTGGCAACATTCATTTTAAATCTCTATTACAAGCATAAGGAGAATCAGCGTGCCGATGAAATCCACCAATTGCGTAAGAAGCAATATGAACAGACCAAAGAACGATTAAAAGGGGATTATGATGTCGAACAAAACTAAAATTGCTGCAGCATTATTAGGGGCCTCGGCTCTTTTTTTTGTGCATGTAAAAGACAAAGAGGGCTTTACAGCAAAACCTGTGGTGCCAGTTAAAGGAGATCGACCAACACAAGGACATGGGGCTACATTTAAGCCCGATGGTACCGCCGTTAAAATGTCAGATCCACCGATTACACGTGCGACTGCAGACAAGTGGCTAAGGCATGATGTGGCCAAGCGTGAAATCCCATTCAAAAATTCATTAAAGGGTGTGAAGCTATCACAAACTGAATATGACGTTTATCTGGATTTTTCTTACCAATACGGCATAACTGCGTTTGCCAACTCATCTATGTTGCGCAACTTAAAAGCAGGAAACTACAAGGCGGCATGTGCTTCGTTATTGAAATATAAGTACGTGGCAAAGCGTGATTGTTCTATCCGGGCGAATGGCTGTTACGGCGTGTGGAAACGTCAGTTAGAGCGTTATGACAAGTGTATGGGAGCTCAGTGATGGCTGAATTTACCAAAGTTAGTAAGGTAATACTTGAGTCAAATGGAATCTACTTTATTGAATGTCCTGGTTGCAAAAATCTGCATCCTTTGCATGTTGGCCAACAGCACAAGATTCGGTGGGATTTTGATTGGAATTTAGATAAACCAACGTTCTCGCCGTCTCTAATGGTTAATGCTGGCCATCCGCGGCAATGTCATTCGTTTATTCGTAATGGTCAGATTCAATTCTTATCTGATTGTCACCATGCATTAGCAGGGCAAACCGTTGATTTGCCAGAGGTGGAGGAACTTTAAAAATGTGGATTGTAGTAGCTGCAAAATTCTGGCGAGAAATCATTATTTGTTTTCTCGCCATTTTTTTGATTATCGCTTTGGCGGTACTCAACCATAAGTCTGGCTTACTCAAAGAAGCTGAGCAGAAATGCATTGCTCAGATCCAAAAGATCGAACATGCGCAGGTTGAAGCATTAGCCAAGCAACAAGACAAAGTTAATAAAGTGAGCGCTGATTATGAAAAACTTAGGTCCGAACAACGTACAAAAGTCGAAACGGTTACACGTACTGTGCAAAAGATCGTGGATCGTCCTATTTATCTCAATCGCTGTATTGATGATGACGGGTTGCAGCAGATCAATAGCCTTATCGAAGCCCGTGATTCCAGCTAACTTGATGCAGCCTTGCGATAAGTTCAGCACACTTGATGAGGGGATAGGAAAAGTTGTTACCCTCTGGGCTGTTGATACCGTTGCTAAAGGCAATGAATGTGCAGCAAAAGTTGATGCATGGATTAAAGTTGGGAAGATTATAGGAGCTGTATAGTTTATTTTGTATTATGGGCTTTAAACCACATCCTAAGGCCCATTACAGTTGCAAGTAATCCCATAATCATCATAATAATTGAAACTATAATCCAAAATCTGCTTATTCTCTCATAAATAGTGAGAGTATATCCCGCCTCTAAACCTTGAAGTATAGCTTTTCTAAGAATTAGCTCTTTATCCTTAGTCTCATCTGGCTTAAGTTTGTCGAGAATTTCCTCTTTATATTTTGCTGGGTTTTCATTATTTTTCAGTGCTTTGTTGTAAATTTCAATTGCACTGTTTACTCCAGCCGAATAATCATCATAAATGAATGTTATTTCTTGTACCTTTACAAGTGCTTTAACTCGTACAAGTTCTGCTTTTTCATAATTGGCAACTGAAATATTTAATGCCCAGAAAACTAAGGTACATCCACCTATCGTTAGAAGTTTATCCAAACTATCAGTGGGTAATTGAAAATCCATATTATTTCTCTACAACTAAATTATATAAATAAAAAAACATTTTGTGATTCTAGTCTATGTTTTTTATATAATCTATTTCCTTAATCTCAATAATTTTTGTTTTCATCTTACTCTTGTCAATCAATACAGCTTTATCACCAATTAACTCAACAATAAACCACTGCTCAGATGAATTCTTTATTGATACAGAGTTTTGATTTTTTATATTATTTAATCTATATTGGGCTTCATAAGCACCTATAAAATAAGGAAATATAATTAATGTTAAACAAGTGAGAATTGCATAGTATGAAACAAAGTTTGATTTTGTTTTTGAGTCTAAACTTGTTTTTTCTAAAATTTCCTTACTGTTTGTATATGCATAACCAGTAAATGAGCCGATTAGGAGTGCAATAATTGGTGAGAACATAAATGCGGTGTTAAACTTTGTTTGATAATTAAATTTATTTAATAAAAATTTAGGGAGGGCAAAATCTAAATAAACTGTTAAAATTAAAGTGAATGTAAAAATTAATATTGTTCCTACTAATATTATTTTGTTAAATCTCATTCTGTAGATTATAAAAAAACCTATCATGGAGAAAATTGATAAAGTAAATAAAAATTTTATAGAAGAAATTAAAATTAATTGAGGGTTAAGAGAGTTAATAAGCCAAGAGACACCAATTTTATTGTAATAAGCAGTTTTATATATAATGGAAAATCCTATGGCTATAAAACTTAATAAGGTAATGTTTTCTAATGGGCTAAGGTTGAATGGGAATTTTTTTTCAACTGACATGGTTAAATGAGCATTTTATTTTGTTAGAGTATTCTTAATTTTTTTTGCATTAACGTCAATATAATTTTGAAAAAAACTCTGATGAGGGCTCTAGAGAGAAAATTAATCCATTGATCTTCGGAATACTTTAACATCTTCGAAAGCATTTGTTATGGCTTGATTTAATTCTTCGGTATACTTGTCTGGTATCGATATAGATTGTTCTGCGTCACTTTTAAAATTTTTTGAAAAAATACTATTAATATAAAAACAACGTTGTATATGATCAATATACTCTAATGAATTTTTATCAGATGGAGGCAATTTTTTGAGCGTGAATATTATAAAAAAACAAGCTTCTAGAGCTTTTATGCAACTTTCTAATCGATCATATGAGTCAAAACCGTTTATTTTATTTGTAAAAATATGAGATGTTAGCTTCGAATCATACATCATTATTTTCAAATTTAATATTCGAATGTTTTCTAGAATACTAAATATTTCAGTGAAACTACAAGTTTGTAAATCTTCACTGTAACTATTTTGGTTTTGTGGGTTATCATGGAGTATCCTTGTTAAATGAATAAATACATCTTTATTACTTCTTATTTCATTTAATTTTTCGCTTAATAGGGATTGCGCACTAATAATATCTGTTATGTAATTTAAGGTGGCATTATATTTTGTTTGATCCTTCCAGTTGTCAATAAGAAAAAAGGCAGCAATAGGCGCATATATGGTCGCTGACCATCCAAGAAGACCGATGATTGCATTAACTTTTTCTGCCCCATTCACTGGAAGTACTACCAATGCATAGAGAAGAAAACATAGTGCTAAAATAAAAGTATAAGTAATTATTAGCTTCCCAAATAAATCAACTTTTTTAACCATGGTTTTAAACTTTAATAGTATATTTAAATAATGGATTATTAACTATTTATAGTCAATAAGTCATCCCATCTAAATGGATTTTTACTTAATTTATCCCGGCTCATAGACCAATTCCGGTTGGGCACAAAGCAGGGACCTATTCCTATCTTTTTCTTACCAAATTTCTGATGAACGCATTCCATAGCTTTCATCAGCCTTTCTTTTTTCTCTATCTCATCAAAATCTGTTAATAGATCATATGTATGACCACTTTTGGGCTCTAAACAAGTCAACAACACGCCGCACTTCTTATATTTGATCCCTTCTTTGTAAATATGATTGAGCATCAATGTCGCAGCTTTGGCTAGATCTGGTGCAAAGTCTGTAGGTTCTGGAAACGTATAACTGACTGACTTATTGTAAAACGCTACATTCGGATCAAATGGATTGGATTGCACAAATGCAATAATGGTCCCACAGAGTAATTCTTCACTTCTTAATCGGGTGCATGCATCTTGTGCATACATAGAAATGGCTTCTTTTAAGTCTGTAAGCTCAGTTACTCGATTGCCAAAAGAGCGTGAGGCAACAATCTGTTTTTTACTCGGTGGAGTATGCTCAACCTCAATGCATGAAATACCTTGTAGCTCAGCAACGGTTCTGGCCATGACAATAGAAAATCGCTTTTGCATCTCACGCGGATCTGAGCTTGCCAGGTCAAGGACAGTATTAACGCCCATCGTCTGAAGCTTCTTCGATATTTTGCGTCCGACACCCCAAACTTCAGAAACATCGATATTCGCAAGGTAATCCTCTTTATTGCACAGATCCATATTCACCAGATCACACACACCATCAAAGCTGGAGTTTTTCTTTGCTATGTGATTTGCAATCTTTGCTTCGGTTTTTGACCGTCCTATGCCAACACATACTGGAAGGCCAATCCATTTTAAGATCTTCTGTCGCATGTCTTGGCCATACTCGGTTAAATCATAATTCTGGTAATAAGCTGTCAGGTCTAAAAAGCATTCATCAATTGAATAAATTTCTTGCTCAGCTTCTGTAACATATTGACCAAGGATCTTGTGAAAACGGCGAGACATCTCGGCATAGAGAGCATAGTTACTCGAGAGAACTTGGACATTATGTTTTTGGACAATATCCTTAATCTGAAAGAGGGGAACACCCATCTTAATACCTAAAGCCTTGGCCTCATTGGATCTAGCCACGGCGCAACCATCGTTGTTGCTCAAGACAATAACCGGCTTATCACGTAAGCTTGGATTAAACATACGTTCGCAGCTGACGTAGCAATTGTTCACATCAACCAGTGCAAATACTTTATTTTCGGATCTCATGACTTTCTTGTATTCTTCAATACAAAAGTAACAACACCCCAGATTTCTAATTGTTGTCCATCGTTTAAATATATATTGCTGTATTCTGGATTTTCAGCTTTTAGCCAGATACCTGTTTCGTCAATCATTAGACGTTTAACAGTAAAATCATTATCTACTAGCGCGACAATGATATCTCTATGCTTGGCTTCAAGACTGCGGTCTACAATGAGCTCATCATCAATATCAATACCAGCGTTTATCATTGATAGTGATGCTACTTTGACAATGAAAGTGGCGCACTCATTCTGGATCAAGTGCTCATTCATATCTATTTTTTTATCGATGTAGTCTTGTGCTGGTGATGGAAAACCCGCTGATACCTTTTCGATCGCAACAGAAATTTGCATTCTAATAGAGGGCTCAATAAGCGAAATAGACCCTATATCAGAGAAGTACTCACGCATTAAATGGTTCTTGATTTCGATGATTTGGGAAGATGAGCTCATAGATACCTCTTGAATTTGTTACGTAATCAAGATGATAGACTATGGCCTATAAAGTTAACAAATTTTAAATTTTCTGCTTAAACAAAGGGAAGTCATAACTTGTCGCTTAAAAATGTGCATTTGGTCGGAATTTATGCATTCCATTTTTAGGTGCAGCGGTGTATTCATCGGGTGGCAGATCTACTAAAAAATCCCGTGCTTGATCATGACTACAGGTAAGCCAATCTTTACGTCGGCCTTTGGGGATAACAACAATAGAGCGTTTTTCATCGTCAGGAGCGTGAAACTGTTTCATAAATGGATGCATATCAGCATTGATCGTTAACATGCTCATTGATACAACAGGTTCGCCGTTAACAACGGCATATTCATAAATCCCTGCAACGGTAAATGGCATATTATCCTGCCGATAGATCCCATACCAATGTGATTTACCATCGATGTACTTTGGTTCGAAAATTGTTTCAACAGGGATTAAGCAAAATTGATTCATTGCCCAGGCATGGCGGAAGCTCGGTTTTGATGCAACCGTTTCAGATCTTGCATTATGAGTATTGCGCACTTTCTTAATATCTTCCGCCCAATTTGGTACCAACCCAAAACGTGCAGATCTCCATTCAATGCCGTGCTCGGTCGCGATGAGGATAGGGCCGCCGTAGCCAGGATATAGATCGGCTTTATATTCGAATGTTGGTTCAAGAAGATTGAGTAGTTGGGCTCGACTTCTGGCTATTGGTTCATAGTTTGCACACATAATAATTCTCCTTTTTAATCACTATGAACCTGTAAGTTGTTTTATTTATCTATAGATTTGTTTAAAGAAGGTTCTACTGAAATATTTGCTTCTTGTAAAATCCAGTCTTCAATACGCTGGTGGTGAACTCTCAAAAGATCAACCGGGCGGTCTTTGTAGTGTTTTTCCTGAGTAGCACTTGGTTTATGACCCATAATTTGAGCAACCACACCTTGTGGTATATCTAGCCATTCTGTCAAATTACTAAAAGATCTTCGAAGATCATGTATCGATAAATGAGGTAGACCGTACTCGTCTAGTTTTTCATGGTACTTTTTCCGAACGTCAGTAATATATCCACATTTTGACTTATTGGACCAAAAAACGTATTTAGAATCAGGGTTCTGAGGTAAAGATTTAAGCAGTTTTTCAACATATGAAGTCATGGGAATAGAGCGATAGTCCTGCTCATCTTTATCCCAGATCATGATCACTTTCCACTTGAAGTCTAAATGTCCCTTTTCAATTGATCTTAATGAATCAGAACGTGGTCCAGTGAGAATAGTAATTTGTAGAAATGTTCGATGCATAATATTCGGAACTTCTGATACTGCTAAAAACCAATTTGATAATTGATCTTTTAATAAAGCACGCTTACGTGCCTTCAGGACGGGAACAGCTTTACGAACACGTTTTGTCTGATGCACATTTTTACCAATGATTTGGGAATAAACGTCATGTTCTGAACACCAATTAATACAGGCTCTTGCTAAACGAAAGGCTAAAGCTGTTTGTCCTGGTCTCGTTATTGACTCGTTCTTTTGCCATTTAACTAGATAATCTGCTGAAAACTGTGAAAGAGGTGTATTAACCAAAGCATATAGGGCTCCATCAATTGTTAATCCTTCACCGCGCTTTTTCTTCTCACCACCTTTCTTAATTAGTTTAATGTGGTCATCAAAATGCCTATCGCTCCAACGGCTTTTGTTTTCTTCAACATATTCCTTAAAAACATGACCAAAAGTGATTTTTTTTAGAGACTCAAGTCTAGAAAAATCAGTATTTTTAACTTCTTCTTCAGCTTTATTACGACGTGGGTCAATACCTTGATCACATAATTGCTTTAAGCGCCTAGATTCAATTCGAGCTTCATCAAGAGACCAGACGTTTACATCTCCAATAGTAATACGTACAATTTTATTAGGGATTCTTCCTTGGAAGATATAAGACCGATTATCATTATTTGTCACTCTAAGAGCCAGACCGTGGGTATCAAGATCCCAGTAGAAGATTTGGTTTTTACCATCTATTGGTTTTTCTAATTTGAGAACTCTACTGGTAGTGAGCTTAACTTTCAT